CACGAGTGTCACCACGTCATCCGAAATCACCTGCAGCGCATGCCATCAGGTGCCGACGCAAGGGCGTGGAATGTTGCGGCCGACGCTGAAATCAACGACGACCTGCGCAAAGAAAAGATTGAATTACCGGCGGGAGGCGTTTATCCTGAAGCCTTGGGCCAGAAAGAATGGCTCACAGCTGAGACGTACTACAACGGGATGCCTACTCACAAGGTAACCATCCTCCAGCCGGGCCAAGCGGGCACCGGCAAGGGTAATGAAGTCACGGACCCGCAATGCGGTACAGTTGCGGGCAACGGTGACAAGGAGAAGGAGGATGGCCCCGCTGGCATCGGTGAGCTTGAGAAGGACATCCTTCGGCGCAAGGTGGCCGAGGACGTCCTGGCATCGAAGGAACGTGGTGAGGGTACGGGTGGCCTGGACCGTTGGGCCGAAGAACTCTTACACCCGAAAGTGGATTGGCGCAAGGAATTGACTGCCGTAGTCAAGCAGGCAATCGCCTCCTGCTCTGGACCCGACGACTACACGTACCGCCGACAGAACCGCAGGCGTCATGGCCAAGGAGACCTAATCTTCCCGGCTACCACGTCGCCAGTCATCACGACTGGTATCGTGATTGATACCTCTGGTTCGATGGGCACAAAGGAACTTGCTGAGTGTCTTGCCGAGGTCCGTGGCGTCATCGACTTTGCGGCGGGCCGTGTTCCCACGACCATCCTTGCAGTCGACTGGGATGTCCACTCCGTCAAGCAGGTATGGGATGCTAAGAGCATCGGTACTCTGCCCGGTGGTGGTGGCACCGATATGTCCAAGGGCGTCGATGCCTGCGATAAGCTCAACGTCGATGTCTGCATCGTGCTTACAGATGGCTACACTGGCTGGGGCCCTGAGCCGCAGCGGATGAAGGTAATCGTAGGCATCATCGGGAACACCAACCAGGATGGACCTGCCTACGCCAAGACAATCCAGATTAGGGACTGAGACGGGACTGTGACCATGCGTATCTCAGTGTGTCGTAAATGCAAGCGCGATATCCAAGAAAAGACCGCTGGTGGTGGAAGTGAGTGGAAGTTCTGGGAGCTTATCAATCCCAAGGATGGAGAGTATTTATACGGATGCCCTCCCATAGGCTCGGCACCTCGCGGCGGATACCACGAACCAGAGACGGAGCTGGAGACCTATGCCAAGTCAGTGTGAGCCACCGCCTATCAAATGGTGCAAGATATGCTGGCAGCAACTCACCCTTGCAGACGGCTCGTCCACAGTATTTAGCTGGTGGGCAATGGGTTGTTCTGTTTCCAAGGACAAGCCTCACTCTATGGCGACAGACTTGGAGGTGTATCTACATGGCGCTTTGCAGGAAGTGCGGTCTGACATTGGGTGAAGGTGGGCTGAGTATGTGCGCTGTCTACCCAGATGGCCGCACAGACTACACCCGCTGGGTGGGAGCCTGCCCCGGCAGTCGTGAGAACTTGAATCGTTGGCCAACATATGACGCCCTGACACGCGACAAAGGTGACCTTCACCTTAGGACGAACCCAACCAACGACTTCGCGCACGAACCAATATCCGAATTGGAGGTGTATGTAAATGGATGCTAAGGAGCTACAGGAAAGGCTCAAGGGCTTCGAGCCCTGGGCTGTCACATGTGAGGATAACCACATCGTGTTCGGCCCCTTCGGTACCGAGCGACTGGCCGTTATCTTCGCTGCCGCTCAGACTATCGAAAGCAAGGGCGAGTGTCTGTATCGCTCTGTCCCGTTCGCCCTCGTCCTAGATGAGGAACGGATTGAGGAACTTGCCACCATCATGGGACAGCGCAGGGAGAGTGGGTATGTACCCCACGGATACCTGTAGACACTGTCATGTTCCTATCATAATGTCCATGAAATGGATAGACGCCCAAGGCTACTGGGAATGCCATCAGTACAAATGTCCTGGAAGACCAGTGTTGCTCGGCGACGTCTCATGGGGATGGCATTGGCACGAGCCCATTACAGAATTCGAGAGATATCTCGATGTCCGTACGACGAAGGGAAGTGTATGAAGAGAGTAGTAAAGGCGACAGCACTCGCTATCGCTGTAGTTCTTGCCACCGCTACCGCCGCACTAGCCTGCACGATTACCAGTGTCACGGCTAGCTCTGCCTGCACCTCTGGGCAGTCCGTGGTCACCGCCGTTGCACACGGCGTTGGAAACGGCGACTCAGTAGCGTTCAGTAACAACGTCACCGGCGACACGCAGCACTCTACCGACACCACCTGGACCTTCGTGGTTCCTAATGGTACGGCGAGTGTTACCGTGTCTGCTTACGCGACGTTGGGCGAGAACCGCTCCGAGAACACGGCCACCGTCACGCTCGCCCCTACTGCGTGTGTGCGGATGCCTGTTGCGAGCCTGAGCTACGTCCGTTGTTCGGACCCTCGCTACGAGGTTACCCTGGACAACAGTAAGAGCAACACCCCGGTTACCTTCACCGTCCGGTATCGTCGTACCCTTGACCTTGGTGTTAAGGTGAAGACATACAGCGTGGCCGGTGCGTGGGGCAAGAAGTTTGAGACGCCACCCTTGCACAAGGGTTCCAGCATCTCTGTGCGTGCGCTTGGTCACCGACTGGCATTCGTTTCGGTCGTTGCTAAGGACACGTGTAACTAGCATCACAGCCCTGGTTAGGCTCGATACCTAGCCAGGGCACTCGAAGGGCTTGATAAGGAGGCACGGGATGCAGAAGGGGTTTAGGTACCCGCGGTGCAAATACTGTAAGCGTGCTATCATGCTCGGTGGTAACGGAAGTGAGTGGATGACTGTCCATCCTGCTCCTGACCTAGATATTCCTAGCTACCGTTGGAGCTTCAACTGTATCCGGCTTCGCCACGACGCGGGAGCGGACGCGAGTACCTTGGAAGGTTTTCCACACGTACTTGAGACAGAGTTTGAACGATACCTGAAGAAGGACGAATGACACACAGGTGTATGTCAATAAGGAGCAAGGCGATGGTTTGGTCAACGAAAATTGAAGTGAACAAAGAAGGCGTACCCGTCAACAAGTTTCACAGGTACTCCTCTGATGCCATCCGTCCACAAAAGGGTGCCTATTGTCACCCGGTGGACGACGCTAGAGTGAGGGAGGATGGAGAATGGATACCGTGCCCAGTGTGCTCAAGTACGGCCCCTGCCGTCACTGCGGAAAGCTACCCGGGAGACCATCAGGTTGCCAGCGCTTTAGAGAGGTACGTTAATGAGACCCCCTAGGTGTAGGTTCTGCAAGCTGGCCCTGGCTAAGTTTGAATGGGGCTTTGGGCAACCGGATGAATGGTATGCAGCCTGGTCGACCGGTGACCTGTGGACTTGTCAGACAACCGAAGACTGGCATGACCATGAGCCCATGCCTGAACTAGAAAGGTATGCAAAGGAGGTAAGCGATGAAGTTCCCAAGGTGCGCTAAGTGCCATGCAGCCCTCGTCCAAGTGGACAGGGCTGGACGTACCAGGCACGAGGACGAGAGCTTGTGGGGAGGGTATAGAACCTGGAAGCCAGAGACATGGCAGGCAAGATGGCGTAGTTACTCTCACAAAGCAATTTGTGCCGAGACTCACACTTGTACGTGTGGTGATAAGCACACCACCGGTCTCAAGACTAAGCACGTCCCAGAGACAGCCCTCGCTACCTACGCTAGAGAGTCAGGTGCGAAATGAGACACCCAAGATGTAGATGGTGCGGATACGCCTTACGTAAAGGAAGGAAGGATAGAGATGACTGCTGGAAGGGCCAGTGGGTAGCCTTAATCAGAGGCGTAGAGGGTGGAGCCAGTCATTCGTTGTGGGAGATAAGGAAATTCAGAACGGGAGTGGACGTAGAATCAGATTGGTGTGGCCCACACGGCAAGGCTTCAACTAGCAATGACTACACCTGGACCTCAGAACACGAGCCAGAAGAAGCCTTGCGCACCTATGTGAAGGAGGTTACAGTTGGCCGTTGATGGCAAAGATGCGACCGTAGAACGTCTGGCCCAGCCCGACATCAATCGTCCTATCTGCCAGCCTCTCGGACACCGACCGAGTGTCACGCATGATACCGGGGGCAACCCAAAGACCTACGTGGTCCGGGTTATCAGAGGCAGTGGCGAAGTCCGGATAACTCTTGAACACGAAATCCGAAGGCTTGCACTTGGACTCGTCGGCGAAGATACTTCCGAGGCTGCTCGAACCCTGATGAAGCTCCGGGTATGCTCCGACATTGCCACCGAGGGCCTGGAACTGCGTGACTGTGTAGTGTGGCAGCGTGATGCCAGCGTACTTCTTGACCTCATACAAGGTCCAACCCGAGCAGTCGCTCGGGCCGGGAGCGTTGCCACCTAGGAGGTAATCATCACCAAAGTGGAGTTTCTCATCGGCAAGCATCTTCTCACCTGTCGTCAGACCACTGACCACACGGTAGTTGATTGTAACCGCTTGATTCACCATATGATACACGTCACCAAGAGCACCGTTACTGACGATGACCTCTGCGAAGTGCCGCTTAGCGAAGCGGTGTGAGCGCCAGGCGTTACCTGCGCCAGGGCCCTCTAACTTCCAGGGGCCGTCGTGAGCGTCGATGCGCATAGCGATGTCACCGGGGAGACCGGTGGAGTGGAGCGTTGAACCGGGACCAGTGTCCTGGTTACCCTTGCAGATGTATGCTAAGTCTGTAGCCATAGTGCTTACCCATCCTTTCCTTCGTGCCCTTACGAATGATGCCAAGAACCTACAGGGAAGAAGTTAGCAAAGAGAATAAGTAGGTCAAGCTAGGGACGTAGACCCTTGCCCTTACCTATACTAAGGTCGTCCCGATGCGGAAGCCCGAGCAAACTGGACCGGGTATGCCCATCGGGACGATGCCTACTAGGGTAGGCCCGAAGTTGCCATCGAGTTGCCATCGAGTTGCCATCGAGGAGTTCCGATGTCCGAGGATTTGTGCAGCAAAGGCCATGACGACTGGACGCCGAGGCGTCCTAGCAACGGGAAGCGGAATTGCCGAACTTGTGACAATGCTCATCAGATGGAGAAGCGCAGGGCGGCTGGAATCGAAGCGCATGGGAGTGAGACCAAGTGTCGAAGAGGGCACAGCGATTGGTATGTACGCCCGAGCGGCGAGCGGTCTTGTCGTCAGTGCCAAAGTTTGTATGACGGGACTCGCTATTGGGAAAACCGGTTCAAGGACAAGCGAGTGGTTCTGAACGGGAGTAAGTACTACACGGTTCAGGATTCCAAGGTTGAGCCATCAGAAGAGACCGAAGCCGACGAACTTGCCAGGCTCATTGAGGAGCAGGAGCGGGAGATGGAGCATCCGAACTTCGTTTCGCACGACGGGTTGTCGCCCGACGGTTGGTCTGACGACGAGGGGAGCAGCATCGACTCGCCCTGGGATTATGTATCTGCCCACTTGTCAATCAACGACCCGCACAGCTCCTCGTTCTACGACGAGGATTACATGCGCGAGCACGGAGAATTGGAAGAAATGTCTGACGAAGACCTCGACTTCCTAGGTATCGAACGGAGCCGACGATGAGCGCGGTGGGGAACGCCTACGCTCGCGGTGAATGGGTGTCTGCCGATGAGTGGTTCGACGATATGGCAGAGCGCACCGACAGAGCTATGACCCCTCACCGTTGGGGTATCAAGAGCATGATGGAGGCCGTGTGGCAAGTCGAGGACGAGGAAGAAGACATTGCTCGAACCCTTAGGGAAATGAAGGCGGCGGGATGGTGACGAAGATGGTGACTAACACGCGGGAAGGCAAGGCTAACCCCCGACAGCGTGGCACAGGGGAGGACTTTGATTCCCTTGAGGCTAACGCAACACCCGAGCAGGTGTCCCAGATTTGGTACGGCAGGCTCAGGGCTGACGAAGAGCTGAAGTTGTGGGACCGGTGGTACCGAGCAGGTTGCAAGTCGGTGCCGGGGCAGCAGCTATGAACGATGTTCGGTTCCTCGCACTCATGGACAGTGAGGCCGAGGACTTGCTGTTAGTGCTCCGAACTGAAGACGAAGACGAGGAAATCCTGCGGCTGGCGCCAGTCATCCGCCGACTTGAACGGATGGTAGATGGCACGCATCGCGGGTGACAAACCGTACTACGAGTGGGTCCTACGTGGGGCTGACGGCACGCTCCACGAGGACAACACTATCCAGCTTCCGTCGGTGACGACAGTTATCAAGGCCACGCTGGCAGCGCCAGCGCTCCTCAAGTGGACCTACGATAAGACCGTGGAGGGAGTCGAGATGCTGCTCGACTCTCTCCCCCCCGGAATGACAATCGACTCACTCTTGAACGACGACTTGGACGCAGCCCTGTTAGCATCACGTCTACACCCAAACGATATCCGAGACGATGCGTCAGGGCGCGGCCAGGATGCACACTCTTTCCTGGAGACGCTAGGAGGTATGACGCACGATGAAGGGATTGAGACAGCGATTGATGTCTGTCGTCACACGTCCGACCCTTTCCGTCACGCAGTCGCTGATTGGTGGGCGACCTTCAGGCCTTACGTGCACGCATCTGAGGAACTACTCAGGAGTTTGGAGCACGGATATGCCGGAACGGTGGACCTGGCGTGGTCACCTATCCGACGAGGCGCTCCAATCATCTCTGACCTCAAAACCCGTAAAGCAAACTCTCGAATGTACCGAGATGACGAAGCTCAAACAGGGGCGTATCTCCTGGCTTGGAATGAGATGTTCCCAGATAACGCTGCACGTCAGCGAAGCATCATCATCGCCATGGATGACGGTTCGTTTGCTTACCATATTGCCAAGGCACCACCGGAAGTTTTCCTTTCTATCCTGTCGCTGTACAATGAACTCAACTGAGGGTAGCGATGAGCCAATGGTGTGTAGGAAATGCCTGACACATGTCTGGCAGGTTTATGGAGCGGGATGGTGGGACCCAGTGTTTGGTGGAAGGTGCCCTGCTACCACAGAGGAAGGTCGGGGCGGATTAATGAACCGACGGTACCACGTACCGCAGACAGAGCTTGAGACGTACATCAACGACACAGAGGAGGAAGAAGATGCCTGAACGGTTTAAGGAGGAGGATGCAATTGACCTTGCACAGTTGGCAGCAACTCGTGAGGCAGCTGAAGAGAGGCTGGGACCAGTGGCTCCGACGGCGGGTCTGGCAACCCAACGTCTGACGCTGGGCGACAAGTTCGGGATGCTCAGTCAGGCACTCCAGCTTGCGACCAACGCAGCGAACGTGTTGCGGAACGTCAAGTTCAGGGACCCGACCGAGAAGCAAGTCGAGACGCTGACTGCGCGCCTCGCTGACTTCGTCCTCAAGCACGCCGAGGATGAGGAGGTTTAGTGTGGCGAGCGGCAATTATGGCAGGCGTTGTCGCTGTGACCGTTGGGTCAACCCTGACGGCGGCAGCGACGCCAGCCTGCGCCAGCACCAGCGAGCGCACTATCACAATCAGTGCGGTTGTGGTGCGTTCCGCTACGCTCGACCCGGCGACCGGCGTGGTGACGTACAACTACCCCCGACCGGAAAGCGAGACGTGTAGATGATGGCCCCGGTCTCAGCCTTCGGGCCCCATAGTTAGCCATCATCTACGCCGAATGGAGGAACGAACTAGTGAAAGCACCAAGCGCTCGGACGCTCATCGAGATTGACCAGGGACAACCAATCCTTGGATACGCCGTTAACGGCGTCCCAACAACGGGACAGGATTTCCGTCAGGACTACCCCGTGCTTTATATCCAGTACCCCGTCGCCATGGTCATAGGTGACCATGGCAGCTGGAGTGAGCAACCCGCTCCGGGCAGTGGTGGCACTAATAACCTCTCGTCGCCGTGGAAGTTTGGCGACCTTGCGGTCATGGATGCTGCAACGCCTGGATGGACTAAGGTGTTCTTCAGGAACAGGCTGTGCCTGTCTCTGGGTTTGCCGCCCAAGGCGTCCTGCGACGACACCACGACGGCCATTCATGCTCGCTACGGTTCGTTCAATCAGGACGTGTGGCATGAGCTAAAGGTTGTCCAGCCAGGATGGTCCACTCCTCAATGGAGGATTGCCCTCAAGACCTTGTACCTTTCGATACATCAGCCTGTGATGAACAAGCTTCAGCCACTAGTTCTACCCACGAATCTCTCACAGTTTGCGACCATGATGTTCCGTGGGGCCACACGTGGGCCAAGCCCCGGCCTTTGCAAGAACGGCACTCCTAAAGTGGGCAAGCCGCTGACTACAACACTGGGCTCGATGTCTGTGCTTCACACCGTTATTGCTGCTAAGCAGTTAGGGCTAACCAGGGAGCAGGCGTGGGCTTTTTACCATGAGACTGGCTCTCCTCACGCCTACACTCGTGCGCAGGGTGGCAATGGGAGTCCCGTTACCCTTAATGTCAAACAGCGCTGGGCGAACTACGATAAGCTTTTCAGAGAGCTTTGGTGATGCCCCTGACTCAGCCTTCGGGCCCCATAGTTAGCATCACCAATCCTTTTAGGCCTGCCCCTATCTCAGCCTTCGGGCCCCGTAGTCAGCCATGACTACGCCCCCCCTCCGCCGCTGCCCCACGTGTGAGCAGTCCATCTCGCATCTAGATATCGGGTTCCGCGACTGGGCCAAGTGGCTGGGCGACACCCTGCCCGGCAAGATTGGGCCGACGGACGTAGACTCGATTCTGGAACGGCATGGCAGGTTCCTCGTCATCGAGTACAAGTCGTGGGGCAAGCCGGTAAGCATCGGGCAGGAGATTATGCTGCGCGAGCTGGCCAAGCTCGGCATGAATGTTTGGTACGTCCAAGAGCCGATGGGTAAGACTAGTGACAAGCTCATCCTTACTCCGATGCTGGAGTACCGTACTGTGTTCCGCTTCGCCAAGAAGGACGCGGAGCGGATAACCATTGAACAGTTTCGGCAACGCATATCAGACTGGTATGCCGAGGCCGATAATCGAGAAGAGGAGGTGAAATAATGCCCAAGTTCTTTGACCAATACACCACAGTCCCGTCGGGTCTGTCGTATGTCGGCAAGGACGAGAAGGCAGTGCTCATCCGCGAGGGTGCGCCGCTGACGATTCACTCAATCAGCAAGCAGCCTGACCAGTTCAACCCCGGCAAGGACCGTTATGTCCTCACGGTGGAGCTTGACGGTGAGCAGCGCGGGATGGCCTTTGGGGCCGGTACCGTGTTCAGCCGTGACGCTTTGCTGGAGAGCATGGCAGAGTACCTGACTGGAGAAACGGCTGAGCCCGTGACGGTGAAGCTGGTTCAGGCAGGACGAGCCATTCTAATCGAGGAGGCTGAGTAGTAGGTGTCAACCCAAGGTTACGAACGCGTAAAGGAAGAGCTTGAAGCCCGTGACCTTGTGGTGTCACATGGGTGGGGCGGGGGCATCGAGTGTCGCTGCCCCGCCCATGACGACACCAGGGCATCTCTGACTGTAAAGGAAGGCGACGATGGAAAGGCACTGCTCTACTGCCACGCCGGATGCTCAACAGAAGAAGTCGCAGGAGCGTTGGGGCTGGACATGCGAGACTTGTTCGCAGCCGACTCACGAGGTCCGGTTGCTGCTACCTACGAATACCGAGATGAAGACGGTCGTAGTTTGCTTCGCGTGCTACGATTCGCTCCTAAAGGATTCAGTCAGCAGCACCGAGAAGCTGATGGCACTTGGGTTACAGGGACCGGAGGAGTACGTCGGGTTCTCTATCGACTCCCTGAGCTACGCGCCGACTTGTCAGTTCGACGCAGCTCAGGCTCCGGAAGCACCCCAATCGTCTACGTAACAGAAGGTGAGAAGGATGCAGACAGACTGGCAGCGCTGGGATACACAGCTACTTGCTGCCTTGGCGGTGCTAACAAGTGGAGAGAAGAGTACACCAGTGAACTTCGTGGTTGTGACTGCGTCATCATTGCCGACAACGATGAAGTCGGAATCAAAAGTGCGCGCTCTATCGAGGCGGCTCTTCAAGGAGTGGCTTCGTCAATCCAAGTCGTCGTAGCGAGAGAGGGTAAGGATGTCTCTGACCATCTTGATGCAGGCCTTACTGTCGGTGAGCTGCGCAATGTTGATATTGACGTGGATGTTCTTGCTCCGATTGATTGGGAGACTTACAAAGCTGCAGAAACTGAGTGGCTTTACGAACCGTACATCCCCCGGCGTGGCCGGACCTTGGCTTTCGGCCCCCCGGGCTCCCTCAAGTCTTTGTGGGCGATGTGGGTGGCCGCTAAACTCACACACCAGGGACACAAGGTTGCGTACTTCTCGCTGGAGATGCGTCCTAGTGAATCGGCAAGACGGCTTAAGCAAGCCGGTCCACGTAAAGATAACCTCTCGCTCTACACCAAGTTCAACTTCAACAACGCAGAGCAACTCGTCACCATTTGTAAAGCGCTCAAAGGGACTGACCTTATCGTAGTCGACAGTTGGAGTTCTGCACATGACGACACGAACAGCAACGATGCCGTGGCTAGGCTGGACAATGAAGTATTCCAACCCATCATCACAGCCACCGGAGCAGCCCTGCTCATTTTGGACAACGTGGGCCACCCCTCGATGGGGAAAGATGGTACTCGTAGTCAGCCTGACTGGGCCCGAGGTGCTTCGGCTAAAGGTGATAAGATGGAAGTCACTCTCTTCTTCCAAAGGCCCGACGATAACGATAACTACCGGACGCAGATGACAGTGAAGAAGATGCGGCTCGACCACGCCATTCCACCAACGGATGACATATGGACTGAGCCAGACAAGATTGAGTTCTACGAGATGGCCGGGAAGATACGTTCCTGGACACCCGTATGGGACTTGGGCGGGGAGACAACAGCGGACGCCGCTGGGGACGCCCCCGAGCAGTTAGCGTTGCCTGGGCTTGACGAAGCTCCTCAGGCCCCGCCCGAGAACGTTGTTGAAATGTCGCTGAGCGAGCAACTCGCTCTGGCGAGAGTGATGGACAAATTGGGCGCCACGCCCCTGGATGAAGGGAACGCTAGTGGATGACGATGACGACTTCGAGCTGAGCAAGCACGAGCTTGCGCAGGAAGAGAAGGACTACCTCAAGGCTAAGACACGGCTTGTGGACACTGAGCGTAAATCCTTGGAGGAACTACTGCGGGCTGACACTGCACGGGCTGACATGTATGTGCTTGAGCACGAGGGCAAGGAACGTGCCAATGATGAACTTAAGGCGCGGGACTTCTTCAAGTATGTCTACCGCTTTGACATGCCTGTCACCGAGAAGAGTGTCAAAGAATGCGAGTACACCCTGAACCAGTGGGACCGGCGCTTCCCTGGCTGTGCTGTGACCATTTACTTCACCTCTCCTGGCGGCGAAGTCGTGGCCGGTATGGCATTCTGGGATTTCCTTGTGGAGTTCAAGTCCAAGGGACACCACCTGACCACCGTGTCTCAGGGCATGGCTGCCAGCATGGCGGGCATCCTACTCCAGGCAGGAGACGTGCGCGTCATCGGTGCGGAGTCCTACCTTCTCATCCACCAGGTCCAGGCGTCTGCGATGGGTTCATGGGGTGACCTGACTGACAGGATGAAGTGGTTGGAGAAGGTGCAGGAGCGTATCCTGAACATCTTTATCTCCCGCTCCAAGCTCACGAAGGCTGCTATCACCAAGCGGTGGGAACGGACGGACTGGTGGATTGATTCAACCGAGGCACTGAAGCTTGGTCTTGTGGATGAAGTCAGGTAGGTGGAACAAACATGGGGAGGGTGAGATAATGTGGTGGGCGCTTGGTATCGCCTATTTAGCCGTAGCTCTGTGCGTGTGGGTGTACCTAGCGTTCAGCTGGGCCGAGTCCGAGAACGGCCGCAACGCCGTGGCTGACGCCTGGGGCCGAGGCGGGCATGTCTACAACGGGGCAGTCCACGAGCCTACTGTGTACGTCGGTGCTGTGCTGTGGCCACTCATCCTTCCCTTCGTTGGGTTTGTGGCTGGGGTGAAGCAGGTCATCCTTCGTATCGAGAAGCGTCGTTACGAGTCCCAGTACACCCTCAACGAGATGGCGAGGAGAGCAGAGAACGATGAACGAGCCCACCGTACCTCATCTTACGGCCAGGCAAGCGGCCAAACGGGATGGAACAATACCTTCAAACTTGGTGTCTGATGCATTCCTTAAGGAATTGAGGCCACAACAATGGACAAGACCTACCCGAGTCCGATTCGGATTGGTTCCAGAGAGTACGAAGTCATCGAGGACGAGAAGCTGTCTGAAGTGGCTGGCGTCTCTGGTGCAGCTATGGTCGATACCGAGACAATCCTCGTGGACCCCGGCGTCGGATTCGGAGTTGCAAGGGAGACTCTTCTACATGAACTCCTACACTGCGTCTTCTCCGCTTCCGGATTGGGAGCGGGTAATGGAGAATCTAAGAGGTTCACCACCGAGCAAGAGGAAGAGATAGTATGGACGATGTCACCCCTTGTACTTTCGATGCTCCGAGACAACCCTGGCCTCGTGACGTGGCTGCTGGAGGAACGGTTGTCATCGAGCAGTACCCCGACATCGAGCCCGTCATCGAGCCCGTCTCCAGTTCAGCGGATACCACACGTCTCGAAGAAGAAGGTGGGGAAGTAGTGTGGACTGGATACTATTCGTGTGTTCAATGCGAAGACCGCTTCATCTTCCAGCGCGAAGACGTTGGCCTGCCGGAAGGTCTGTTCTTCCAGGTGGTCCACAACCACGACGTAACCCCACCGAGGTGGGAGGGAAGCCTGTACAAGCACACTAAGGGGATGCGCTTCCCGGCTGAGGTCAAGGACAAGAAGGCGGTCATCGCTTCTCAGAAGAAAGCCATCGTCCAGGCGAAGCGTATCGACAACAACCACGCGAGAGAGGGGCAGAACTAATGCTGGTGTACGAGATTGCTCTCGGCATCCTCCTGGCCTCCATCGTGCAGTCGTTGATTGCGTCTGCCATCATGGCGTGGCGCAGGCGTGCCCAGGTGAAGGTGCTCCGCGCTCGCCTTGCCGTGCTGGAAGCGCAGGAGCGAGATGCCCAAGCCACCGACTAAAGCCACGCTGGACCGGTACGGTCTGACACTCGCAGCCTGGAAGAGGCTTGCTCCAAAGGATGACGTGTGCCCTATCTGCACCCAGGTAAAGGAGAAGTGGCACATTGACCATCACCATGAAAGGGGCTGGGGGCAGATGGCTCCCCAGCAGCGAGTTCTTTTTGTCAGGGGAATCGTTTGTGCTAGGTGTAACATGCGTTATCTTCCTCGGGGCATTAACGCTAGGATAGCTCGGAACATCGCTGACTACCTAGATAGGTTTGAAGCACGCAATGCTACGTGAGTGTCCCTTCTGTCACGAGTTAACTATTTGGTTTCCAGAAGTCAGCTTGTGCGATGGGTGTCAGGAGATTATCTACTACTTCGACTTCGAAGAGGATGAGGATGAGTGACGAAGAGCATGACAAACTGGAGCATGAAACCGCATACTGGGCGGACTGCGCCAACACCTACTCTGAGGAGACAAAGCAGATGGCGTATGCCTCTGTCATGGGCATCACGAAAGCTCCGGGCCCTGGCAAGACGGTTGGGTATTGGTGGAGGCACGACCTTGAAGGCAAGTCGGTACTTGACATTGGAGGCGGGCCGGTCTCGCTTCTACTCAAATCGGAGAACGGGGGACGGATGGACGTCATCGACCCCGCTCCCTACCCGACCTGGGTCTGGCAGCGATACAAGGCCCACGGAGTGAACCTCTTCCAGATGCGTGCTGAAGACTTCGAGCCCAAGTTCAAGTACGATGAATGCTGGATTTACAACGTCTTGCAGCACGTGGACAGCCCTGGGCAGGTCATTGCGACGGCTCAGGAGGCCTCAGACACCCTCAGAATCTTCGAGTGGGTAAATGTGCCGGGTGATAAGATGCACCCCCACGTGCTCACGATAGAGGCCCTGAGGGGGTGGCTGGGAGGGGGCGAGCTAGACCTACGGGTCTACCCTGGCCTGAACAACTGGTACTCCTCAGCCGAGGTCCCGACGACTGGAGTTGCGGGGGTGTGGACGAGATGAAGATAGCTCTTGACCTTGACGGCGTGTGCTACGAATTCCAGCGGACCTACAGATACATGATGAAAGAATACCGAGGGGTGGATATGCCGCCCGTAAAGGACTTCTGGTTCAGCTGGGATTCCAACCTGGACTACGGGACATCGGAGGATAGGAAATGGATGTGGAGCGAGGGCGTGAAGATGGGCCTGTTTCGGTACGGACACGTCACAACTGGTGTGATTGCATCGGTCCAGAGGCTTGCCGCAATGGGACACCAGCTATCTGTGGTGACGCATCGGCCGGAGAACGCTGTGCAGGACACGCTGGACTGGCTCTCGTATGTAAGGCTTCCTATTTCGGGAGTCCATATTCTCTCCAACGGGGAGCCCAAGACGACGGTAGGGTTCGATGCTCTTGTAGACGACAAGGTGGAGAACATCCGACATGCTCTTGCGAGGGGGCGTGTAGGGGTACTCTTCAACCAGCCGTGGAACCAAGAGCAATCCGGCATATCGCTAGCGAGTGGTAAGTTCTTCCGTGCCCACGACTGGCCTGAGGTGGTGGGTTACTTCAATGGACTTTGAGACGGACTTTGAGACTAAGGATAGCGGGGAGCGTGAGGAGTTTGATTCGGGCATGCGACGTGACGTACAGGCCGGGAAGCCTCGATATGACCTTATCGACAGGCCGTTTCTCCGTCGTTGGGCTGAGCTTATGGCGCGAGGTGCGTCCAAGTACGGTGAGAATAACTGGAGGCTGGCAGATTCGGAGGTCGAGTTCAACCGCTTTCAGGCAAGCGCGCTTCGCCATATGTTTCAATGGCTGGAAGGTGACCGTTCAGAAGACCACGCTGCGGCGGTAGCGTTCAACCTCGCCGGAGCCGAGAGCCTACTCGTAAAGCTCCGAGCCCAGTGGGCATCGGAGCTTGTCGAGAGCCATCGCAGCGAACCAGGTGCTACGCACCCGGACGGGCCGGAGGCCCTAAAGGATGCTTCGCATCCTGAGTGCTGCTTCGATTGTTAGGGGACTTGCGTCCCGAACGGATTTTCAGTCCTGAAGGGACACGGATTACTACTTAGCAACAGACGTGTCGGCCAGGATACCATTCTTCACAGCAGACAACGCAGCCGCCAAGCCCGCAGGTAACAGGGCCAGGGCGGCTGCTTTCGCGTCTGAGAAGTTGTGGAACCCTGCGAGGCCTGCCGCTAGGGGCGTGAAGACACCCACGAAGGCGAACACAGCGGTCCAGACGATACGCCTGAGGTCCGCAGCCGTAAGCCCCACCTTGAAGTTCAGGGAGAACTTGCTGGGGACCTTGGGTGGAGCGTTCGGGTCTACAGGGACGGGTGCTTCGGGTGGTGAATAGAACGACATACTTACAACACCGCCTTAACGATAACGATTACAAGGATAATGACTACGAGTAGAACGATAAGTCCCATTACTTCTCCTCCTCAACAACGTCCGGTACGATAGATGGAATGAGTGGTGCGATTTCAGCCTTGTCTTTTTCAGCGAGTGCCGCAGCTGTATCCAGGACCAGCTTCGCTGCTGTCTTCTGAGCTGTTAGAGTATCAGCCATTTGTTCGACCTGCTCCCCGATAGTGTACTCTCCAGGGGACTTGCCGTTGACTGCGTTATCCACTGAATGCAGCATTATACCGTGCTCATCCAGGACAACGCCTTGGCTCTTGAGCAACCGGGTGTTCCGTAGGACGGAGTACAGAGCAGTACAAGCAGCCACGAGGCCACTAAGGCTCCCGACGATACCTGGAATGAAAATGTACAGAGAGTTCGGCTCTATCATCTTAACCGCATCTTAACCGTGCCAACCCCAGGCGTCTGAACCGCCCGTAGATATGCAACTTGAGATTGCTGCGTAGTGTGCCGACACCTGGGCAGCTGACAGCCCACCGTTCTGGTAGATGGCCACCTCATCAATGTCGCCCTTCCAGACCAAGGTTGTGGTATCACCAGCACCGTCTGCACCCTGGTAGTACACGTCTCCTCCGATAAGGAAGGCATTCTGGCCACCGGTTCCGTCGTCAATCTGATTACCGGATGTGTTTACGTTAGTGTTAAGGCCCACTCCGTTCACGTAGAACTTGGTAGTACTCCCGGTGACCTTGGAGGCGACATCGAACCCAATCGTCATCACGACGTGATACCAGACGTTGGCAGAGATAACACCCGCATTACTACGGATGTCCGCACGAGTACCAGCCAGGTAATTAGGCGACAGCCAGTACAGAGTGCCGTCTGTCAGAACTCCGAGGCGAGTGAATGAGTACACACCCACACTGCTGTTGTAACCGAAGGACATGACATCACGGTTGGCTGACAGGTCTGTATTCCTAATGATGAACTCGACAGACTGGATACAAGGTCCAGTGATGACAGGAAGACTAAGGCCTGGGATACCGCTCGTACCCCTAGGGCCACTGCTTCCTGTGATGTAGCTACCATTGAACTTCAGTGCATTGACGACACAGGTGCTCATGCTCTGTTCAAGACCTACTGTCGCTGGACCTACGTGCAGCTCATTGGCTGTAAGGAGCGTGACCTCTTCCTTAATGCAATCCGTTGCTTGGTCACCGATGGCGTCCATGTCGTAGTAGACGGTGGGGCCGTCAGCGAGCACAACGCTTTTGTACGACATTACTCAGCCATCCTCAGACCTTCTAGGTCCATGGGTGTCATCTCGTGTGTGTCCTGGGAGCCTGGCCCAGTACAGGCCAGGCCGTATTTGTCGTCAGTGCGCTCTATCTTCTGGCACACGGGACACCGGAAGATGTAGACGCCTTCCTTGGACACAACCTGTCCAGGACGGTAGACGTAGATGTATGGGTTTATTTCCTTAGGCATAGAGGTATCCTGACGCGTTGAGAAGCACGGAGCCAGTCACGGTGTCGTTGGACTGAGCGTCCAGGGCGTGGGTGGCGTTCGTCGCAGCCATGACAATCCAGCCGTTCTCCAGGAACGGGACGTTTGCCGCCAGTGCGATGGAGGCGAACAGCCTGGTGCCAGTCAGGACGTCAGCCCCGATGGACAGCGAGAAGGTCTTGCCACCCGCAGGGCAGATAGCGTGGACTGTCCTTAGGATTGACACAGTACCAGTCACGGCCTGGGCGTAGGTGGTAATGGTGGTGCTGAGCGCAGCCGCCGTCCCACCGCCTCCGAAGAAGTTCGTTGGTGTGTAAGTAGCCATTATTTCACCCCCTTCTCCCGAAGGCGCTCCGCGCCGACAGGTGGTCTAGAGTTCTTGCTGTACCAGCCGTCGCCCTTGAGTTCAGCGAGGGCCTGGAAGTAGTTGTCGTACTCGTACCGGATGGTGTTCATATCGTACTTCATGGCGTGGGCTCGGGTTGCTGCCCGGTCCAGGTTCCCAACATTCTGGACTGCCCACTCAAACTCACCAAGGTCATGGCACCGGTACCCGCCGACACCCTGTGGCACGGTCTCAGTGAATGCTCCAAAGTCGGTGGTGATAACGGGTGTTCCTGTGAGCATCGACTCCACGGCCACACCCCCGAAAGGCTCAACGTACATAGTGGGTACGAGCGTGCATCGAGCGCCTCCCAGTAGCTTCGCTCTCTCAGCTGGTAGGACATTGCCCATGTATTCACAGTCCTTCGGAAGGAGGCTTGTGTCCCCGGTGCCCGCCACCACGAGTGGAAGGCCTGTGCGCTCCTGGATGTCTCGAACAATCTGAATCCCCTTGAGCGGGATGAGCCTGCCGATGAAGAAGAGGTAGTCACCTTTGCCATCACCTTCCGGGAACTGAGAGACATCGAAGTAGTTCGGAATCACCCTGTCGTAGAACCGTCCAACGGCTCCGGCTGCGTCGATGGTCTGGGCCAGGACGGCGTGCATCCAAGCGTAGGACTCGAACACCCGGAACTTGCTGAACACCCCGGAGTAGCCGATGCCGTACTCGACGGCGGGCAGCTCGGGGATGGCCTGGGCGATGGGGAGCTGGGACGCCCCGCCGATGAGGCAGAGCATGTCGGACTTAGATGCCCTGGTACGGATTTCGGGGATGGTGCGCTCGGCCATATGGCGCCACGTCGGGAAGTTCATGTCGAACGGGGGGATGACGACGCCATCGGACTGCTCGGTAGAGGTGACTACGTGCTCGGTCACGGCAGCATCGTTCTCGGGGCCACCGTACAGGATGACTTCGTAGTCCAGGGAAGTCATCATGTCGCAAAAGCGCTTAACCTTTGTCGAGTAGGCACACCAGCTGAACTCGTCAGTGGTGTTCGTATGGGGGAGGTTCACTACATGCAATCTCATTTAATTCTCCTCCGGATAATGGGTCTCTGTTCCAGGATGGTACACGTGCTCAGCATACTCTGAAGGGTGGTCATAGTGGACTGTCTTAGACAACCACCATCCTTTCGCTAGGCGTATGTGTGTAACCTTGTAGGCAACAGTCTCGATAACCTGGATAGCGCCTGGCTCAGCACGCTTTCCAATCATCTGCTCTCGCTGCCATTCGGGTTCCACTAGATAATCCTCTGCATCGTGACACCTTCGACGCGCCAGCCGTCTCCCACGACTGCCACGCTCTCAGAGAACCTGAGGTCCAAGGTCTGAGCACCTGACGTCACGGCAACACTGCCAGGAGCCGGTCTGTCAATCTGTGTTCCCGTTAGCACATCCAGGGAGGCATCGTTGATAAACGAACCAGCGCTCCAGATATGTGTCGTATCTACTCCGGTAAGCATCAGTCTGAGGAACCAGCTGGTGGTAGTAGCTGAGCTAATCTTCACCACAACCTGGGTGATAGTAAGGGCTGTGCTTCCCCAGTAGGCCCTGACCTGCATATTCCTTGCCGTAGCCGACGAGGCCGGGACGAACTGGCCGTGGGCCGTGATTTCCCATACACTTCCCGAGGCCGCTGTCTGACTGGCCAGAGTGATACCTGCTGTGACATCCGTTGTAGAACCTGTAATCGTGACGATGCTTGCAAGACCACCTGCTCCTGACTGCAGCGGCCCAGTAACGCCCGTAGCACCGGTGACCCCTGTTGGCCCGGTGGGCCCAGTCGGGCCAGTAGGGCCGGTAGCCCCAGTAGTACCCTGTGGCCCCGTGACGCCCGTAGCACCAGCGTTCCCATCAAGACCGTCTAACCCTTGTGCCCCAGTAGGGCCAGTCGGGCCAGTAGGGCCGGTAGCCCCAGTAGTACCCTGTGGCCCGGTGACACCCGTCGGACCCGTTGGCCCGGTGGGCCCAGTCGGGCCAGTCGGTCCCGTAATGCCCGTAGGCCCTGTGATACCCGTAGGTCCAGTAACTCCAGTCGGACCAGTAGGCCCAGTGCTGCCCGTAGGGCCTGTCGGCCCAGTCGGCCCCGTGGGGCCCGCAACACCAGGTGTACCGGACGCCCCTTGAGCACCCGGAGTACCCGCAGAGCCAGTGCCACCGGTCGGTCCAGTGGCGCCAGTCGGCCCAACGCCGCCTGCCGTGGCGTCGACACGGATGGCTTTCGTGTAGATGTCCGGTGTCTGCCCTGCTGAGCCATTGTTAAGGCTTCCTGTCGCAATCTGGACGATGACTTCCGTCAGGGTGATGCCCGAACCAGCCTCGATGTCGTGTATCTGGGTGCTGCCGGATACAGGGTTCTCCGCGTAGCCAGCCATAGTGAAGTACCCTTAACCCAATCTGTTGATGTGTGTCTGGAAGACATAGCTCCCTGCGCTACCGGCAGTTCCGGAGGCGCTGAGTGACAGGGTGTCCCCTGCCGAGTAGTGGATAATGGTCGCCAGCTGGAAGTCTGTGTACGTGGTGCCAGAGCCAATCTTGATATCCAGGGCGTCGATGCCGTTGATGTAGAGCGTCACTGTCATGTCACCGCTGGGCGCCGTGTTCAACCCCGAGACACTGCCCTTGACAATCTCACCACCGTCAATCATCCGCATCGGTGTGCCCGTCACTCCGTCCACCAGGGTGGGCAGAGACGTGTAGACCAGGGGTGCCAGCGGGTGCTCCTGCTCGTGGGCGTGGTGGTTCACGGCCATCCCAGTCCGGTACCAGTCGTACAGTTTGGAGTTGAAGATGGGTACCAGTGTCTGAGGCACGAAGCGTGCGTACTGACGGGCGTGAGGAATGATTGGGGCTACGATGGGACGGTCCTTAGAGTGAGGCGTAGAGTGCCTTCAGCATTACGCTTGATAACATCTTGTGGGTTCTCGATAGTACAGGACCAGGTGTCGTACTTACCCGTCTGCTTATAGGGATAGCCGTCCAAGAAGGTGACGATGGACTTGTCTTTAACCATATTCCAGACCCATTGGCGTAGCTTCTCCCCAGGGACAGCCCTGTCCTTAAGCCGAGTACCACCCTTCTCGTCTTTGAGCTGAATGGCAATCTCCCACACGTGGTCGAAAGTGATAAGCTGGGCCTCTGCATTGACTGCCAGGCACACGGGCGGGGCGTGGTCCACGCCTGCTATGCGCTTTCCACGGAGAATAGTCTTCACTCGCATCGAGGTGAACTTCACGGTAGTAGTGGGCGGGTCTGTCTGCCCACCCGGGAACGTGGGGCCATCGGAGGCCGAGACCTGGATGTAGGTGCGGCCCTTGGCGGCATCGGCTGAGGCTGAGGTAAGCATGGCGGCAAGCGCCCAGGAGCCCTGGTCCAGCTTGTACCATACCTCAAGTTCCTGTCCAGTGGTGAGAGGCTCATAGGACACGTCGAACCCCATCAGGGCCTTCTGCTCGAATGGGAGCCGGAAGTCCCAGTCTCCAGAGTCCAGGCCGCCCTGTGTATCGTTGGTAGCCGTGGACGTCTGCACGTTCCATTTCTCGTCATCGGAGTAGTACAGGAGGCGATAGTTTCCCGCTGTCCCTACGGCCTGACTGGGGTCGAAGATGAAGACGAAGCGCCACAACCCCCAGGTGGCCAGTTGTCCGATACGGTCTGAGTTCATCGTGAAGCTCAGGGCATCCGTTGGCAGGCCACCGTCTCCTGAAGAGCCGTTGGGTCCAGTGCCGGAGGTGAACGGGGAGCCCGTAGAACCCGCACTGCCCTCGCCATCGTCCCCTGCGGTAGAGATTGAGTCCAGCATGGATACGGCATCCATATCCGCGTCGTAGATGAAGACTCGCCCAGTCCTTGCTGCGGCCACCATAATCTGGTTGCCGTAAGAGCTGGACATCTCCTGCATCTGTAGGTTCAGGCCGTGAGCCTGAGAGCGACGGAACCAGTTGACGAACACAGGCTTCAGGGTATCCAGCGGCAGGGCATACAGGGCTCCGAAGCCCGTAGAGTTGGAGCTTCCGCCCCAGTGCCCAGCACACCACAGGATGCCGTTCTGGTAGGTAATCTGCTTGACGGAGAACCCCTGGGGGCAGGTCCAGAGAGGCCCCGCACCCTTAGAGTTGTGGAATTGGAAGACCTGGGACTGGCCGTGGGTGGTGTAGAACATGAACACCTGGTTCTCAGACGCTGCTGTCCCTGCCCAATACTGGTTGCCGAAGACGTTGTTAGTGGCCGGGTCCACACCTGAGTCGAAGACCTTGCGGCAAGCCGTGGAGGCCAGGGCTGTGACGGTGGCACCAGTCAGGTTGGAGATGTCGTGCTCGAATAGCTTGCGGCCTGTCCAGCCGTACAACCTGCCGTTCATAATCGACATCCCGGCAAAGGGAGCGATGCTGACGGCTGTGCTGGTCCCCGTGACGGGCCCAGCCGCGTTGGTGTTGTCCGAGGTCTTAGCGAGGAGGACGCGGGAGCCCGTGGTTCCGGACACGCTCTGAGCGGAGTAGTACATGTACTCGCTGTCTCCGCACATAGCCGTGATGGCGTACGTCCCGGAGAGATGCTGGAGGCCCGTGAGGTCCGTAGTCCCGGTGTTCGTGGAGTCCACAATCTGCCAGTTAGCACCGGCGGGGGAGACGTTCGTCCCGATGTATCCGATGCGTTGGCCACCACCGTACCAGAATGCCTGGGAGCCGACTGCTGTAGTGGGCCTCTTCGAGACATCGTTCGTAGCCAGGGTGGAGCCCACGTAGGAACGCGAAGGACGGCCTGTCAGCTCGCCACGAATGCGAGGGTTCAGGCCGTCTGCGTAGTCGTATGTAAAGGGGTTGTCTTCGGAGTAGAGTCGGTTACCCTCCCCACCAGACCAGTCATCGAAGACAGACCAGATGAGACGTTCGGGATGAACGTTCTCCTTCTTGGCCATCCCGATGATGGCAGTGTCTGCGGTAGCGAAGAGAGACTCCGCAGTATGTGTGTAGTGAGGGCGGAAGAAACCGGAGTTCAGCTGAGAGGAGTCAATATCCTCATCCAGGAGGAACGAGTATGGCCCCAGCTGCCCGTGGGCACCGTTGGCCAGCATACTAGCGTCCTCTCAAGACTCCGGAGATTGTCCCCGTGCTCCCTGCCTGCAGGTACCAGGACTGCGTACCAGCCAGAGGGGGTTGGAATGTGATGTCCGCGAAGGTCAGGGCCTGCCCGAAGTACTGGCCCGAGATGATACCTGTTGTGTTGGTGGTACCCGTGACGATGGACGAGGTGGCTCCCAGGGAGGCTGTGGGCAGGGTGTCGATGAAGGTGACGCCCGTGATGGTCGTGTACTTGCCAGGGAAGGGGATGTTACCACCCGTGCCAGCCTGTCCCTCGGTCCCCGCAGCGTTGAACGCGGAGGGGTAGAACGAGGTCACCAGCGCACCGGTGACTGAGCCAGCGGAGCGGTAGAGGTCCAGGCGTCGGACACCCGTGGCCTGAGCCACGATGACGATGGAGTTGTAGGTGTGGGTACCGTCGTTGACCACACCTGCGGAGATGGCCGAGTCCACCGTCCCGGTGCCCATGCCGAAGGCCCTGAGGAAGTACGAGGAGGTCTGGGACGGGATGCCGACTGCGCCCGTAGCCACGAGGGTTGGGGTGCCGGTACCGGGCTGGACCACAAACCCCTGGATGAGCTGGAGCGTGGCACCTGTGGAGAAGACGGAGAAGTTGATGCTTGACACGAACTTCTGCAGGGTGTTGATGGCAACGCCTGAGGCTGCCCCAAGTGCGAAGGGGACTGAGATAACTGTATTGAACATAATCCGTTCCTGTTCTTCAGAGGGCTCCCTAGAGCCCGTTTCCTAGTAGGGGGCGTTCGTGCTGTAGCCAGAGCCTACGGATAGGTTGGCACGGCCCTGTGGCCCTGCGGCTCCGTACATCAGCGGCATCTCTCGACGCAGCTGCTCGAAGTAGATGTTCTTCAGGGTCTGGAACTTGGTCCAGTACACCTGGCCCTGGCGTGCTCTCATACCAGGCTGGACCGAAGCATCCCTCATTCCGAGGTCCTCTTGTGTGACACGGGGAGTATCAGAGGCTTCGACAAGTCGTGCAGCTGTTCCGTAGACAATTGCGTCAATAAGAACAACATCCGTGAGGTCCACATAGGAGGTGCCGGTGAGAGTGTCTGTAAGCCTCGCCGCATAGTCCACCTGAACGGTATCAACAGTTTCACGGAAGCCTCTTGGAAAGATGACACCGACTGTGCTTGCACACATACCGGTAGGGATGTTGCGGCTGAAGCCCACCGGCAGCGCTGCGCCTCTGTCCCCGTAGGTCCAGAGGTTCGTCACTGCGGGGTTAGTGGTGTCCACCTGAGACACACGGATGAGGCCTACTGCGTCCGCTGCAAGGTTAATCCAGGTAGGGCTGCCGGTGATAGGAGTGATGGTGGTGGTAACCTTCTTGTAGGCGTACGGATACAGCTCCTGGATGGTGAGCGTGAGCCCGTCAGCGATACGGTGGTAGCGGAAGAAAGGGTCCTGAAAGACCGTCTGCGTCCCGGTGTGCCCGGTCACTGTAGTGCTCTCCCAGCCCCGGATGACGATACAGCCAGTGGCTCCCGAGAAACCGTTGACGTACATCAGCTCGCCAGTGTCTTGCCACTCCAGCACGGTGCCTGTCGAGTACTTCGTGTTATCAGGCACGGTGAGGAGGGTGTCCCCGGTGATGGTCTGGGAGGACTGAAAGGCGTAGGGCGTGTCCCAGGTAAGGTCACGAACCCGCTGGACGACCAGGGGCTGGGAGACAGTCATTAGTGCTCCTGTGATTTAGCTAAGGCTGTCCGCAATAGTCTCGCGGCCCAGGCTTGACACTCTTCAAAGGACAGCGGCTCGCCCGATGTCCACTTCTCAACTTGGTACTCTCGGAGGGCAGCATCGACTGCTTCTGGCTGTCGGGCTTTGACGCCTTCGTAGAGACGCTTGGCCATGTGCGTAGCACGCTCCTGGTCACTGCGCTTCTTAAGGTCAGGTACGTCAAAACCCACTGTCTGCGTCACAGCGCTCTTGTCGCGCTGCACTGCCGAGGCGTTAACTAGTCCAGCGCCTCTCTTGTCAGCCATGGCAACCATGCCAGGACGAGGCGTAAACCACTCGGCTTTGGGATGCTTGAGCATGTCCTTCAGGCGTTCGGTGTACTCCTCTTGGGTCTCTGGCATACTTTCGCTCCCTACCGGCCGTGTTTCTTCGGCTTGGTCGCGGCGTAGGTAGCCGTGCCGTCGAAGTCCAACAGGTCTCCCACAACATAGCTCTCGTTGTCACCGATGTAGTGAACCTTCAGGGTGACGGCCTGAGCCGACGTGAAGGTGGTGCCATCGCTCAGGGCCAGGGGGTTAGTACCCTTGATGATACCCCCGAAGCCTGAGCTTCCGTTCCATGCTCCCATCGTACTCCTTAGATGTTAAGGTCTGCACGCAGCGCACGCATGCCACGGCGGGCAGATTTCTCGGACTGGGTGTCAACGTCGCTTGAGGCACCGAGGTAGCTGAAGAGTCCAGCTTCCTTCATTGCCACGAGTTCAGCGTGAGCCCTCCCACAGAAGACACCGTAGTAGTCCTCCGTGCCACGTGTCCCAGCGTCGAACGTGGGCCACGAGCGGCCACAGCCATAAGCCTCACACATGGGGTTGTAGCCCACTTCGGGCAATGTCTTGAACCCCTTGAGTGTCTTGAACTTCATAGGTCCGTTGTTATCGTTGGCCTGGACGTGCTTCATAACTTCCAGGATGTTAGGGATGAGAACCATCTTCGTCTTCATTGACGCTTTGGTACTCTCTTCGTCTAGCACCAAGTCCCCGTCCTCGTCCTCCTTGAAGGTCTCAACCCGAATCTTCTTCGGGACCAGACGCTCGTACGGGTGGTGTTGACATTCGTCCCACCAGCCGGGGTTAGGGTCCGTGGAGTTGTGCTGGCAAATCATGCAGATGGGCTTGACCATCTTGATGGCCCGCCGCACCCCGAGGGATGAGACGCTGCCGTTAAACTCGAACTTCTTCAGGCGCTTTCTGTCGGCCTGGGAGTAGCTAATCGTCGTACTCATTTGCGAATTCCCTTTCTCGCGCTTACGAAATCTTACGAAAGTCCCACAGGCGGGGGCCGTTACCCGTACCCCCGCCCGGAGGTTGTTACGAAGGGATGCGAAGCATCCCGATTACGAGGTGGTGAACGTCAGAGTGTCACCAACAGCCGGGAGAGTACCCCCGAACAAAGTCAGTTCCATCTTGCCATTCTCGTCACAGAGCGACCAACCGGTTCCACCAGAACCAGTCGATGCCTGAACGGCAATGACCTTGTTCACAGCCACACCGCCGATGTAGGCCTGTTCAATCGCCTTGACGGTGTACGTGCCAGATGCAGCAGTCCAAGTCATAGTTACCTCCCTTACACAACTTCTGCGCCGCAGAACAAATAGTCCACGGTCATCGTATGGAGATGCGAGTTCTCCGATTGGACGTTGAAGTACGGCGTCAGCGTACCGGAGGTCGAAACCGCCAGGGCCTGTCGTCCCACAACCTTGTCGTCGATGCTGAACTTCGCGTTCCCGTTGACATCAATCTGCACGCGATACACGTGGAAGTTCGAGTCCTTAGTAACACCGGTACGAATCAGAGTACCCGTGGCAGCCAGCGAGGAGACAGCGTAAATCTCCTTGTAGCCTGAGCCCGTCACCGTGACCAGCGAAGAGTAGAAGAACCCCGCCGCGTTAGTAGGAACCTTGGTCGTAAGACCGGAGGCACCAGTGGCACCGATGATGTAGGGAGCCTGAGCCGTGTAGGCGTTAGCATCGAAGAAGCCGAGCGCGAACGTGCCGTCCGTAGCCGTGGTTGTACCCACGAACTTCGCACGGGCCTCGAACACGATGGGCTTGTGGACAGCCATCGAAGGAAGGAACCAGTTGGACAAGCCACCCACAGACAGGGCGTCACGACCCGTACCAGCAGCCTGGATAAGTGCCCCGCCAGGAACGGCAGAGGTACCAGTTGAACCCGTTGCGGGCACCGTAGCCGTACCGGTACCGTTGGTCGTGTTCACCAGGGGGATGCTGAAGGTTGTAAGACCTGCATTGAAGAAGTGCTCGAAAAACTGAGGTGCACGGGTGTACTGGTGTGCCCCACCAATGCGTCCTTCGATAGAGCGGTTGTTGTACTTGTCAGCGCGCTCTCCGCTGGTAATCTTTGAACCGTAGTTGGTCCATGTAGTCATAGTCTTCTCCTAGATTGGAGCGGGGGGCTAATCAAAGCCCCCATCCAAGTTACGACGTGCTCGAAAGCACAGTCTGGCCACGCTGGTCGTCAATCTCACACATGCCGAAGTGGCCGGTGAGCACGACGTACGTGCCGATGATACGAGCGTCACGCCACAACTCCGTACGCTCTCCCCACTTCTCGACGAGGCCGAGGGCCTCGACGTCAGCGAAGACAGCACTCTGGTAGTTACCAGCAGAGCTGGACACCGTGGTAGAAGCGTAGCAGGGGACATCCAGGATGTCGCCCCAGTACTCGCGGGAGTGCCGCTGCATCGCGTCGGGGCCGTTGTCGCGTGCCCACAGGGTGGACGTACGAGTCGCGGCGTCCGTACGGACGTCAGCCAGCGCCTTGGGGTGGAACCCACCGCAGAGTCCGGCCGTCACGTCACGCTGCTCAAGGGCAGCGATGGCGAGAAGCACGTCATCGTAAGCGAGGGACCCAGCCGCAGCCGTGGTCGTGTTCGAGAAGTTGGCGAGGTTGGCCGTAGCCACCGTCTCCCACTCCTCCTGATAGGCACGGGACAGCTGTCCCGAAACCTCAGCCATCACGTCGAGGTTAGACGCAGCCTTCACAACGTCGCCGACGAGGGACATCGAACCTGCAAGACCAGACGTCGCACGCCGGAACGTGGTGGTCTGCTCAACCGTGGTGAAAACCTCGGTCTCAGTCTTGTTGGTCTCGATGCTGGTCGCAGCGAACTTGTTGAGAAGCTGGAAGTCGAAGCTCAGGGCGTTCCCCTGAATTCCACCGACCTTGAAGTGGGGCCGCATGAACATAGCGCCACGCAGCTCTCGAAGGGCGGTTTCCTCGATGATGGCAGAATAGATGCTCGACGCGTAGTCCGAGACAATCGTTGCACCAGTGGTGCCTGCCATAGTCGTTCTCCTTTAAGACTATCGCCGCAGCGGCTTACCCTCGGCATCCAGCACTCTTCCCTGCTCGAAAGCAGCTTGCTTCTCACCTGGGGTGAGGCTGGAGGCCACGATTTCCGCGACGGTGTAAGTTTGTCGTACTTCTGAACTATCAGAACGCGACAATGGCTTGAAGGGAACTAGCTTCGCTGTCTCTTTTTCCTGTTCGATTTCCGCCAGGCTTGGGACCAGGTAGTCCTCGTCGGTGGCCCACTTCTCGATTGAAGCCTTGTCCGTGGGAGCATCAGACGGATAGTGCTTGGTCCATTTTCCAGACAGCCCGAGTTCCTCGAAGGTCGTGGCAAGTTCACCGTTCCGCTTCTCAGCTTCACCGGTGGCCTTCCAGGCCCGGAGTTCCTCTAGCTCATCACGAAGGGCTTTATCCTCTTTCCCCTTGGCCCTCTTCTCCGCAATCCGCCGCTTTGCAGCAGCGTCTGCGACTTGGGCCGGGGTCAGATTATCAACCTCGTCGTCTTCAAATCCATCATCAGGGTCATAGGTGGACATAGTGCGTCTCCTAGTTTCACGTATCAAATACGGCGGCGGGTGTTGTAAAGCCGGAGGGCCCCGTAGCTCCACTCGGCATCAGGTCTTCTACTCATCCAGGGCCTGTTGGTCTGGACGGTACACTATAACCTTACCACATGTTCATGGCATTGTCAAGGGCTAAACTTGTGCTTGGCCCTGTTGAGTACCCTGTCCAAACGGAGCGATACCCATAACTCCGACCTTGTTGCTCTGGTCCTCAATGTTACTTTCATTCTCAGTAATCTGCTTAACGATACCAGCCACATGGGCCTGGCGTGGTCCACCGAACTGAAGCTGAACAAGGTCAGCCTTAGTGAGGCCGAACTTCTGAATCTTGGACAATGGGTAGGAAGTAGTGAGCTGCTGCGCCAGCTGTTGATAGCCCCGCTGCTCCTCGGCCGGGGACAGGCCCTTGCCAGCCACCGTGGAGATGACACCCTTACCCAGGTTCGTATACTGAGCGTTGGACGCCGGGTTGCCACCCATACCCTTACCGTTGAAGGTGATACCAGCCTGGTTTCCACCATAGCGCGAGTTGGCGTCGTTCCAAGTCTTGTACCAGGCGGCGTTGCCCTCACCCATGATGAACTTAAGCATGTCCCCCTTGCCCATCTGGGCCTGGCCCTCGGAGACAAGTTGCTTGTTGAAAGCGTTGAAGAGGGCCTGGTTGGACTTGAGAGAGGCCTCGGCCTGGAAGCGCTGGCTGGCTGTGGAGTACGAGATGTTGTTGTTGAAGAGCATCTGCTGGAGGGCGGGGGTCATAGTGACACCGTTAGCTGCGGCAGCCGTGTTGTAGTCGTTCAACCTGGAGCGGTAGGAAGCCTCAGACAGGCCACTGCCCTGGATACCAGGGAAAGCCTTTTGGTACTCAGGCGTGGTCCGTACCCAGTTCAAGAAGGTTGCCGAACCCACTCCGTTCTTGGCGTTGGAGTCAATCCAGTTGGTCAGTGAGGCGTCGGGCTTCATACCCCAGGAGTTCAGGAGGTTCAGCCAGGAGCTTTCCGTGTTCTGGATTTGCTGCGGAGTAGGTCCAGTGGTGACAGGCTTAATGCCAGGAACATTAGGTGCTCCGTTGGGGCCAGCACTTCCCACTCCAGCAAGAGGAGAGATTGGATACGCCCCACTAGGTCCATAGCCGGGAGGTGTTTCCCCCATATCGCCTACACCTATTGGGCGCGGGGCGTTTGCGTTTCCACTTCCGATTACGTTGTTGGCACCGTAGACACCACCAGAGGCGTTGAACACAGGCGCACCCTGCGCCAGGTTCTTCATGGCCTGAGCGTTCTGTTCAGGGGACAGTGCGAGGAACTTCATGCCAAGGGCGTCCAGGGTGTTTGGCAGGGCATACCCCATCCTAACCTTCAGGGCCTGAGCCTGGGCCTCAGCGAAGGTGGCGTTGTGGCCAGCTACAAGTTTCCCGTTCTTAGTGGTGTCCCCAGCCCCGATACTGGTACCCTGCTGAACGTGGACCTGCTCGTAGGCTAGTCTGCCCTGGAACTCCTGAGCGCTTAGGTTAGAGGGAATGTAGATGTCTGAGCCAACGGTAAACGAAGCCGAGCTGTTCCCGGCCCCGTACTTGGCCTCGTAGTTTCCCCACTCACTCTGGGGAATGACATGGACCTTACCCATAGTGTACTCATCAGGGGGCAATCCCATGTAGTCACCAACCTGCTGGGCAAAGTATGCCTCCCACGAAGAGGCCTCAGCCTGGGTGATTGTCATTACGAGCCTCCGATAGAGATGGGCCTAGAGGTAGAACCGCCAGGCGAGACGGTGGGAGTAGTGCTGGCTCCAGAGGCTGCGCCCTCGAACGAGGTGGGAAGCTTGTTGGCCAGGGCAATGAGCGAAGGGTCAATGTACTGGGATGAGTAGTTGTCGAACAGCACGGCTTCATAGAGCGGAGCACCCTCCAACTGAGGCTGGGCGCTGGTGCCCACGGAGTTCGATAGCTGGACCCACAGTTCATTGTAGGTCGGGTCTGACTGGCGCCAAGCATTGATGTACCCGTAGAGCCACTGCTTGTCCGGCAGCGTCTGAGGAGAGTAGCTTCGGATACTGTACCCTGCTCCTTCGATAGTCTTCGTAACCCCTGCCGTCATCTTGACCATCTGTTGCCAGTTGGTGTTAGTGCTCCCGAAGTTGGTGGCAGTCAGCCTGACGATAGGCGCAGCCTGGGACCAGGTAACGTAGTTCGTTCCGTCCTGGCCGTACTTGGCACCCTGCTGCAGCTCATAGTTGGTCATCGAAGTCCGGTAGTTCTGGTAGGCCTTGGAGGTAGGAGACAGGCCTGTGACTGTCTGGCCGCTGGAGTTCACGTAGGTGTAGTTAGCCACGTTGGTGTGGAACTGCGCCTCGTCCTTGGCAATCTGGGCTGCCAGGGTGTCCTGTCCCGTGAACTGTGGAAAGCCTGCGGTGGCGTTCTGGAAACTGTCGTTCCAGTACAGAGGGTGAGTAGCCCAGCCGAGGCGAGTGAAATCCTGTTGGACGGGTGGCTTGTTGGCGTAGAAGGCCTGCTCAGGGGTGGGCATTGATACAGTCTTGCCGCCCCACTTGACGGTAATGTTCATAGCCGCATACCGGGCGTTGACGGCAGCAATCTTGGAGTAGTCGGCTGCGGCCCCGGCCTTATCCCCGTTCTCCTTGGCAAGACCTGCAGCCGTGAACAGGGCATTGGTCTCATTGATGTAGGGGGTGATGTAGTTCGTGTAGTACTGGCCAAGGGCATTCGTGGTCGGGTCGCTGGAGGCAGGGTACTTAGTCTGACCAGCCACGGCAGCCTCAAGACCAGCAACCGTGGTCTTGTACTCCGTAGAGGTCAAGCCCCCGGCATTGGTGAACAACGGGGCTAGGGCCTTCAGGCCGTCTAGGATGGCCGTGTTCCGCTCCGTGGCGTCAGACGGCAAGGTGGTGTAGCCCTCCTTGGCGTAGATGGCGTACTGGTTCTTGATGTCGTTCTCGACGTTCGGCGTGTCAGCCTGGTAGCGAGCCCACTCCGTCCGTAGGTTGGACCGAACCTGGGCTGTTTTGTAGCCTCCAAGGATGAGTTCATTCGGGTTCAGGGTGGGGCTGATAGTCTCCAGTGCCTGCTGCTGCTGGGCACGGTACCAGTTATAGGAGGTCTTGGTCTGAACATCCCGGGCATACTGGGCGGGAGTGAAGTAGGCCTGCTTGCCGGAGAGCAGGTTGGCCTGGAAGTCGGCGTTGGTATTCGTCGGCAACGGCTTGCCACCAACGCCCGTGTGGTAGGACATATAGAAGGAGTAGGCCAGAGAGTCCGGGTGGTCCTGGACGTACTGAGCCATTACCGCTCTGGCAGCTGGTGTGTTCAGGCCTACCTTCTGAAGCAGGGTGTAGTAGGCGTCACGGGCAGAGGTGGAGATTTCGATGGAGCCAGGAGAGAATGAAGAGGCCAGGGCGTGGGTCAGGGCGTTGACCTTGTACTGCCCGTTAGCAGCGTTCATCAGGTTGGTGGTGTAGGCGGTGACGGCTGCTTGGTAGCGTGACCTGTCGCTGGCACTCAGGGTCCAGGTCTTAGTGGTAGGGTCCCAGGTCTTGGCAAAGGCTTCAGGGCGAGGCGGCATCTTGCCTGCAGAAATCCAGTCCTGGATGACTCGCTGGATGGCGAAGTCGTGAGCCCTGTCATCCACCATACGTTGGTAGCTGGGGCTGAGGTCCATCCAGGGGGCCGGGTGGCCGAAGGTGGCCTCCCAAAAGTAGTTGATGTTGGAGAAGCCAGGGAGGATAGTGTCGCTCTCCGGGCCCCCTGTGAACTTACTAGCCAGCCAGGAGGTTCCTGGGACACCCTTGGATGCTGCCTCCATCACGGCCCAAGCAGGAAGTGGGGCCAGGCCTGGGAGCGAGAAGGGTCCAATCTTGGTCTCGGCCGAGCCACCAAGGACCGGGTTCATCGAGCTGAGCGGCATGTAGGTAATCTGCTTGCCGTGAGCAATGGACGCGACGGCAGACAGGAGCGGGTCCGGGACCACCCACTGGCCCTCCGGGTTCTGCTTGACGACACCAGCGGTCTTGAGTAGCTGCCACCAGGCTGCAGCCTTGGCAGCCAGGAGGCCACCACCGGCAGCCCAGTCACCGAGGGCACCCATGCCACCACTCCAGCCAACCTCGGCAGGAATCTTGACGAGCCACTTGTACATCATGTCCTGCGTCACTGGCTCGAACCAGAAAATGTTCTTCAGAGAGCGCTGGAACGAGGTCTTGGCATCCAGGTTGTACATCAGGTCTCGTGTCTCACGCGCACCCATCAGGCCACCCCACGCACGGGCATCGGCCTGGTCGAGGCCCGAGGCCTCCAGGGCACTGGCGTAACGGTTGGAGGCATCATAGTACATGTTGCCTCGTGTCATGTTGCGGTCAGCCCAGTCCGCAAGCTTGAACACCCGGTTCATCGCGTTACCTAACTTCGCCCCGACGTCTTCCAAGTTGGCTGCAGAGTTCTCACCGAAGTAGGTAGGCCGCATGTTAATGGTGTCAGGCAAGTCCAGGTGTCCAGCCTGCCACATCTGCAAAAGTCTATCCTGCAGGCGCCCAGCGCTGCCGATGCCACGGAAACTCTCATCCTTGAGCCCGTTGATGGTGCCGGGAGGCGCGCTATCCTCAATCCGTCCTTGCTCATCCAGCAGTGCACGGCGCTGAGCCTGCAGGGCACGATACGTCTGAGTGTCTCCATAGTCTCCCTGGCCAGAGTGAATCTTGTCAGCCAGGGTACGGATGTTGTCGTTCAGGGCCTGGATTTCTCCAAGGTTGGTCTTGTAGACAGCGGCATCAGGTCCAGCGATGACCACACCATCAGAGTTCCGGATGTTCCCCGTGGCCACGTAATGCGTCAGGTCAGGATTGGAGCGTGTAAGGGACTGGAGTTGAGCCGCCTTGCGCTCAACGAAGTCCTTTAGGATTTGCTCATCGCTAGAGCCTGTGGCCACTCCGTCGTGCAGCCGCACGTCAGCCCAGAGCGGGCCTCCTGTGAAGGCATCCAGGCCTCCAGCCGCGTTGATTTCGTCGATAGTAGCTTGCACATCCCCGTTGTTAGTGGCAAGGGAACGAAGGACTGTATCGTGGTAGGCGGTGGCCAGGTCAGCACCCATACTGCCAGCCATCTGAGGAGTGAAAGGTGCTTCGCCCTTCGTTACGGAGTCCGTGGGTGTGGGCACGGCAGCTGTAGGCTGGCGGCCCACCATCAGGTCCTGGGTGAAGGAGCCCACGTTCATCCTCTTCGGGTCCGTGAATATCTTCCAGCGAGGGTCCTCACGCACCAGGGTAATCTTGCCGTCCCCCTTGGCCTGGTCAGCGAAGTTGGAGAGGAAGTCACTCACACCCTGTCCACTGACACCAGGGATATGGGAGAGGAAGTCGCCTACGGCTGACGGGTCTAGGTGTAGGCCTCCGGGTAGCATGGTGACGGACTGGAAATCGTTGAACTGAGACGCCCTCAGAGCGTGCTCAATCTGCGTCCTCATAATCATCGAGGGAAGGTGGGTGGCCAGGGACGGTCCCTTGAAGATGTTGGTCATCGTCTGAGTGATGGCGTCAGGGTAGTCAATCAGCATCTTCTGGACGAAGGTAGCTGCACCTCGGCCAAGACTACCTGGCAGGACGCCAGCCATCTTAACGAAGCGAGAGCGGAAGCCCGTGGCCTCACGGTAGGTGTCCAGGTTCGGCAGCTCGACATAGGGGTTCATAGAGGCAGGGTTGGAGCCGACACCCTCCCCGTTGATGGTAAGAGGTAGCGTGCCCTGGGCAGCACTCGTGCCGTCGGTGAAGTCGAAGCGTCCGTCTGTCACCTCAGGCAGGGCTCGGCGTGTGCCTTGGTCCCCCCAGCGGGTGAGCTTCTCGCGCATGTCCTGGGGGATACCCTTGAGTTCCATGTTGTCTCGCACGTCGCTAGCGAGCTTGGTTATCCACTGGTCGAATTCACCAGCGGAGCGGAGCTGCCCCATCTCTCCAATGGTCCTGGAGATGAAGTTCTCGTCAGCCCCAGAGGCCCGGAGCCAGTTACCGAGGACCGAGGCGTTCCTGTCCTGCCAGTCCAGAGGGGCATCGGGGTGGAAGCCGTTGATTATCCCCGCTACGTTGGGCAGGGAGTCGATGAAGCCAGCTGCACTCAGGCCGACGTGGCCGAGGCCCTTGACGAAGAGGGCATTGAAGACATCCTGGGTGACGGTGAGGGGTCGGAGGATGGCGCTCCTGAACCACTTAACCTCAGGGTGCTTGATAATGGGCGGGCGCTGGGCCTTGTCCAGGGCATCAGCCGCCTTGTTCTCCGCGTCCAGCATCTCAGAACGCAGGGCCGCTACTTCCTGAGCGTTGTCCTGGACGTGCTGATTGTAGGCGTCCTGTGCAACCTGAGACTGACGGTTCAACTCAGCCAGGTTAGCACGTGCAGCCTGAGCGTGCTGCTCAACCGTCAGGTCAGTACCTGAGACCTTCGGCTCTTCGGGAGGAGTGGTGTCTGGCACACCCTGGATGCTACCCTCAGGGTTATCCGCGCTGGTTATGGAGCCATCAGGAAGACGAGGGCGCATGTCGAGTGTCCAGATGCCGCTCTCATCCTGAGTAACATTGAAGCCCTGGCGTTGGAGGGACTCCCAGACATGGCGAGCTGATGTGCTAGTCTCGCCCGTGGGGTCGGAGCGTAGAACCCCGTCCGCTCGCTCGGCAGCACGGCGTGCAGCCTCGACATAGAGGCGCTGTCCAATTCGGCCACTCTGAGCATCATCTGGGACAGAGGCACCGTGGACTTCAAAGTTGCCCATACCGTCGTCGGTGACATCCAGGAAGGCGTCCGGGTGCGCGCTGGGAAGCTTGAACTCGAAGTCCATCCCATTTCTGCCAGCATCACCTAGGCCATGTGTATCCTCGTGGACGCTGAAGTTCTCACGGGGCTCCAAGGACGGGTTAACCTTAGGCTGCCCGAAACGGTCAAGCTCGGCCTCCTTGGGAGGAAGCTCGAAGTGAGGAGAGGCGTCGTTGGAAAGGTTGGGGCCCTCATTGGCGACACGACCTGTGTCAATCTGGCGCTGGATGAAGGCTTCCTGGGAGCCCTGGTCCATCTGCTGGAAGGTAGGGTTGTCCTCCAGCCTTGCGTGCAGCTCGTCCAGGGTCTCCAGATTGGCATCAGGGTTGTAGGCCTGAGAGACTGCCTGGGCTGTGTCGTGGACCTTCGTCTCAAGAGTGGTGCGCTCGTTTTGGATTTCCGTCAGACGGGTGGAGATTTCACCGTTCCGCTTCACGATGTCACGGATGGCGGCACGGCCGTCAGAGATGCCTCGGTTGTACTCCTGCATGTAACCGGGGACTTCAGTAGCATCCATCCCAGCGATGTCCTTGGCCATGTTAAGAGGAATGGTCCCATTACTTAGCCGTTCCAGGGCGCCAGCTGCTGCCACTGGGTCTCCAGGATAGTCGGCCTTGACCTTCTCCATCACCGTGATGAACTTAGCACCATCACCGTTGGACCAGTACTCCTCAGGAGTCATCTGGGTCATGGCAAAACCAGCACGCATCGCTACGTTCTGTAGGAAGCTGATGGGGTTGGTGTACCAGCGGTTCAGGATGTCTAGTCGGGTTGCGGGGACAGTCTCACCGGTAGTAGGGTCGACGGACTCTCCGTATCGCCCGATGATGTTGCGCCCAGCATTGTAGTTGGTGTCAGTCAGTGGCTGGTCGATGCCGATAGCTGCCCTTCCAGCCTCAGGCGTCATGTAGTCGGCGCCCGCGTTAGCACCCTCTATACCAGAACCTACCGTGTTGAAGGCCTCGATAAGAGTAATCTGTGTGAGGAGGCCCTGGAACTCTTGCCATCCCTTGGTAGAAGTGTCCACTCCTAGGTGACGAACACCATTCATCACGGTGGCGTTGATACCCCAGCTAACGGCCTGGGACGCGTGGTTGAATGCCTCTCCTAATTGGGTAACACCGAAGCCTGCAGCCTGCTCTGTCTTAGAGAAGGCTCCGGTCGGGTCGTTTGCGTGCTGAGTAGCCAGCCATCCACCAAGGGAACGAAGGGCGTGAGAGGCTCCTGGGATAGCTAGGGAGACTGCAAGGCCTGCTGGCCCGAAGATGGCGCCCATTGCGATAGGGGCTGCAGCTGTGACTACATTCATGGTCCCTCGGGCCAGGTAAGGGATGGCGTTTGGGTCACCGCGCAGCACGTTGTGCGTCCGCATGTTGTCCATCCAGGACAGGCCGAACTGAAGTCCGCTATCAGGAGACATCTCACGGAGCGCTGTAGCTACCGATAGAGCATCAGGCGCTTCTCCGTTCAAGGTATAGGTCTGGCCGCCACCATAGGAACCTGCATCGTGTTGTTGAAAAAGGCCAGGGTAGTAGGTCTGCAGATAGCGAATGGCATAATCTTGAAGCATACTAGCGCTGGTGATAGAAGCCTGGTCTTGTGGTGCCTCGGTGCCTTGAGGATTCGAAGTTAGAACCTCTGCTCCTGGAGAGGTCTGCCCAGCCCCTCGGTCATGTTGTCCACGGGTATTCGTATCGGAGTTGTTTCCGTTAAAGCCACCGAAGGTATGAAGATGCAGAGCCTGTAGTTGAGCTGTGCTCATATTCGGGTTAGAAATATAAGCCCAGACTATCTGTTGTTCATCCACAGGCATACCCTGGACGTTGTTGATGAAGTTTAGCCAGTCCTTGTTACCCGTGGAGATGGCCACGCTTCGGGCTGCCGTGACAGCACCCTTGACACCAGCGAAGCTGTCCTTGTTCTCCAGCCAGTCGGCCTGGGAGTTAACGATGTTGGCAACGTGCTGAACGTTCTGTCCAGGCTGCTGGGAAATCATCAGGTGAACGATAGACGTGCCGAAGCGGGCGATGGCCTCTGGCGTGAACAGCGCAGCCCTATCCTTCAGGGTCTGAGGGTCCGTAGCGTATGCGGTCCTGAAGGCCTCTGAGTTGTTGTAGAGGGACTGGTCGAAGGGGGCGTTGTTCCCCTGCATGGCGTCAGTCTTCTCAAGCCGTGGCAGGGTACCAGCCAGGCCAGCGGCAGGGGCTGCCAGAGATGAACCGATGCCCATGCTTGAGGGCGAGTCCGCAGGAGGTTCAAGCCCTACCTGGTTCGGCAGTTTAGCCCCGGCTTCGCCCTCGATGGGCTGGACTGGGGTAGTAGGCATAGCCGTGGTAGGGGCCACGGTGTGGTTCTGGGCTAGACCTTCTCCCAGGTTAGGGTCTACAGGCGCGGTGGCCTGTGCCTGAGCCTCTGTTTGGTCGAGTCCGTCACCCTCGGGGGCGTGGATAACTGGCATTAAGCAGGAGTCCCTTGATGGTACAGGATATGCTGGAGCAAGAGCTTCAGCGCGGGCGGGGCATCAGGCTGAGCTGCTGCCGCCTGAAGGTATGGCAGTGAGGCTGCCACGTTAGGCGGAGGCGCTTGCTGGGTTCTATTGGGTACGAACCCGCCTGCGTTAGGGTCGGGAGCGGTGTGGAACTGAGTCACCTCGTCCATCGCACCCTGCGGAATAGGTGGTGCGGGCTGCGCACCGAGCGTCACCCCAGACTGCATGGCAGCCATCTGGGCCTGAAGGTTCTCATCCATGGCCTGGTTAGGGGCTGCTGCCGCAACCCCTTCGGCATTCGGCCCTGCTTGTCCCTGAGCACCCTGGGCTGCGGCCTGTCCCGCAGCCTGTAGGTTATCATTCATGGTCTTGGCTGCGCCCTCAGGCAACTGTCCAGGCTCAGCCGGTCCTCGTTCAATCGGTGGTGCTGCCATTTAGGCTCCTAACGTAGCTGGACTGTGCGGTTCGCCTGAACCGGGGCTACCTGGACGGCCTCTGCAGGAGGCGGTGCGAACTGTCCGGGAGTGGGCTGCGGAGGCGTGGTTCCACCAGCGGCCATGGCCTGTTGGTCTGTCTGGGCCTGCATCGGGCCAGGAGGCGCAGGAGGAGCACCCTGAGGGCCACCCTGCGGGGCACCAGGAGCACCAGGAGCACCCGCAGCACCGGGGGCGGCCTGTTGGGCTTGCTGGTCAGCTGCGAGGCGTGTGAGAGCCGTAGAGAGGTCGTCTCCTTGGTTGGCCTGGTAGTCCAAGACTTTGAGTAGTGAGGGTAGGTCTGCATCCGACATGAATTTCTGCATGACTGCGTTCATCGTCTGCTCGATATCTACCTTGTCACCCTCACCGTCCGGGTCCGTGATGAAGTTAATCTGCTCGCGGGCTGTGTCCAGCGAGATGACGTGGGAACCTAGGAGCTGGAGAGTACGGACGTCAGCGGACTGCTGGTCCAGGCCCGAGCCAGCGCCGTAGGTGACGTCGTTTCGGTAGTTACCGGCGATGTCACGGCTAGGTAGGTAAGTCGTCTTACGGCCGATGGGCCGCGAAAGGGGCTTCTCCCAGTCCAGGAACTTCTCATCATACCTGTAGGAGATACTGTTCAACTGTTGACGAAGGGAGGCGATGAGGCGCTGGATGTTCTTGACTTCAGACGTCAGCTGGCCCTGTGTAGAAGCAACGAAGGAGGCTGAAGCGATAGCCTGGGAAACTTCCCCCTGACGTGAGGCCGGGAAGGCGGCACTGCCTCGCTGCTCCTTGTCCAGGAACTCCAGCATGTCCAGAACCTGGGGGATAGTGCTCGCAGGCGGCACCCGGCCAATCATAGACTGGGGCACGTTCGGGTCTAGACGGTAATGCGTGTCCGGTGAGAAGGGCTCGTCAGGGTTCAGGACGCCCTTGGACATACGTGGGGCGTACACAACCTCGTCCATGTAGTCCATAACCTGGCGCACGATGCGGTTCTTAGTGAACAGGGAGCCACCCATCTGGTCGAAGATGCCGCGCATGGCACCATCCCAGCTGTCGTACTGAACGAAGGCCACTGGTAGCACACCCTGTGGGTCCCAGCGGGAGACAATCTCAACGTTCACTATGACGTTGCCCTTGGCCTGGGTGTTGCGCCAAAGGACTGCCTGGAGGCACTCCTTCTTGGAGTAGTAGGTCATAATCTCGACCTTGTTAGAAATGATGGTGGGGTCTGAGTCCAGGTGTAGCATAGGGAATTCACGGGCTGCGACGCGGAGGTTCATCTCCTCGACTACCAGCATGTCCTGGAGTATGCCATTACGGACGTCTGGATAGGCGAAACGAGGGTCGATACGGGAGTAGCAAGGGAAGTCGCCGTACTGCTTTCCTGGAGTGTCATCATCATCGGAGTCGTTGGGGTCTACCCAGACACCGATAGCCGCCATGCCACCTCCAGCGAGGTCCATGGCGATGCGGGGGATGAGGTCCTCTCCACGGTTCATGTTCCAGTAGGTATGGCCGATGTTCTGGCGAATGAGGGCATTCTCTTCGGCTTGCTTGGTATCCTTATCGGGGAGGCATCGGACAGAACCCTCGGATTCAGACACCAGTTTGGCGATGTCGTTCATCCCAACCTGGACCATATTCATCACCATGGGGTTCTCGATAACCATGGATTGGTCAGAGAACATCTCTTGCCAGTCACCACGATACATCTGGTCTACTTGTCGGAGGCGTGCCTTCCACTCCTGGCCAGTCTGGATACGGAAGCCACGCCAGGCGATGAGGTCACCCTCGGTAACGCGTGAATAGAGTTTCTCTGGGCTAAGTGCCATTACCTACCCCTGTTTCCTTTGCTCCACCAGAAGCCACCCTTCAGGTGGTCGGGGGTTTTGACGACATTACGGGAGTTGTTCGTGGGGATGTAGCGTGGTGAGAGCCTGGCTGTGTTCCATTTGATGAACCACAAGGCCATCAGCACGTCGTTCGTGAGGCCCTGAGGGTACACCTCGGCCTCGTCTAGGAGGAAATGAGACATCGTTTGGGACTCCGGGCTGCCCCAGGGGAGACGGATGTGGCCCTTTTCAAAGTCCCGGGCCAGGGTCTCAACCCCTAACACTGGGTCAGCCTTGTTCTGGCTGGTCGTGTGAGGGAGCACTTGGACGTGTCGCTTGATTTCGTCCATATCGGAGTCCTGCAGAAGCCACCGCTGGGCGGCGTTCTGCTCGAAGATAAAGTACTGGGGTGCGTAGAGCGTGATTGTGTCCTGGATGTTCTGAATCATGTCCCTGACTGACATCCTGTCGCGGGTGATTTTGATGATTTCGGCGTGGAGGTAGGGCTTGGAGCGGTCGATATCCGCCACGACAAGGGCTGCAAATTTAGTCGGGGAGGGGTCCAGGGACATGACTCGGACCTTATCGACTGTATCTGGGCCCGGTACTCCAGCTTTCCTGTCGTAGTCAAGACAGCCCGGATGGTCACCGCCTTCTTCCTCGTCTCCATAAATCCACTCCCTCAGAACTAGCCGCCTGTCGTTCGGCAGGGGGTTTTGCTGGTACATACTCTCGAAGAGGTCCCGCCCAGTGTCCTCCATAGTCTGTTGCAGCTCGTCCCAGCCCCATTTTTGGGGCCATAGGGTGAGATGTTTATCCCAGTCCAGGATGGCCGGGTAGTTAATCTGCTTCCAGGCGTAGCCGGAGGGGTTGATTGTAGACTTGATACCAGCCAGCTCCCCGTACAAATCGTTCATGTGTACCCTCTGGCCGATGACGAAACAGGGGGTTTGGGGCTCCAGACGGGATAGGACTTCGCCGTGGAACCACTCTGAGAGGTTTTCGCGCTCAGTCTCGGAGGCACTAATGGACTTCGTTGTTGGGTCGTCCAGGATAACCCAGTCTGCCTCAAGGCCCAGGATGCCCTGGCCAGCACCACGAACCATCAGCGTCAGGTCTCCAGAACCCTCTTGGCGGTCCCTACCGGCTACCATAAGCTCGCCCTGGAGGGGGCGCCAAGGAGTACTCTCGACTTGGGGTACGAACGGGCCATTCTCGGTGATGAGTTTCTTGTTGCTGGCCAAGATTGCGGCGATACGGTTAGACATCTTCAGGGCGATGGAACGCGTCTGGGAGATGAGGATAATCTGGATGTTCCTGTCCCTGGCCATCAGCCAGATAGGGAACCATACAGAGAAGATTTCGGACTTGGCGTGGCGGGGCGGGCAGTTGATGAGGGTCCTGCGGGTAGCCAGGGCCATTTCTACCCATTCCTTATGGATGGGCTGCAGGGTCATCCCTGAGTAACGATTGAAGAACAACTCGAAGGAGTCTGCAGTTACTCCTCTGCACAACTGTACCTCAGGAGAGAGTTCGTCCCACTTAGGGATGTTCTCTCCAGCCTCTTCGAGACGGTACTTCTCCAGGTTCTGGAGGTAGCGCTCCACCGTACGGGTGGTTTTGTGCATCTTGGCGGCTACTTGGGCCTGGGTGAAACCCTGGTTTGTCAGTTTCTCGGCATCGAGCCAAGTCTTAACGGAGGAAGTCTTTGCGGGCATGGGACTCCTGGTTTGGGGCTAGGATTTGTGCTTGGAGACAACAGGAGAGACGAAGGAAGGTCCAAAAACCTGACGCCTTGCGTCGTAACGGTTAAGGCCGGATTTCTGGAGCCGACGCTGGGCGGACTTTCGCCACTGGACAGGGATTTTTGTCGGTTGGCGCCGGGAAAGGTGTCTGGCTTTTGTCGGTACGTTATTGTTACTTCTACGGTAGTTTCCTTCGATGGGAGTATAGGTCCTATCCACTGATATCCCTTCCACTGCATACCGACAGCTGCAACTGTATAGACTAAGCAAAAGCGTTTATGCACTATATTTATCGGCCTAGGTCTAAAGGCTTAAGTCTTTGGCAAAGGACTTAGGCATTTGGGCTTGAGACTAACGCTAGGTACTACATCCTTTGACCTAACCATCTAGTACATAAGGCGTAGGCACAGACCATGGTAGTTCTATTGACCTAAGCACATCACACTAGGTACGAAGGACTAAGCACATAAGGTAAGATAAGCGCTTATCCACTCGAACACTTGTGCTGAAGAAGCGCTTACTCAAGCCAGCCTGTGCGCCAAGCGAACGGTTTCAGACGGCTTACGAACGGCTTAGGTCGAAAGGCTTAGGTCGGACTCTCGTCCGTAAGGACTACACTATAACCTTACCATGACTTAGGTCCTTTGTCAAGTCCCCTAGGCCTAAAGACCTACCTGAGAACGAGACTAAAGTCTATGTCCAAAACGCTCAAGCCGTGAGACAATCGTGCCGATGGAAGACTATCGGGCCGCAAGCCGCGGCCCTCGACCCGAAAGGGGACATCATGACCGCCGAAGAGCTGGCCGTGACCCTGGCCGCCGAAGAGTACGGCCAAAAGGGCATCATCGCCCTAGTACACGCCGGAGTCATCCTTGCACCGCCTCAGTGGGGGTGGACCAGTGGACGCTGACACGCGGCGCCACTCGGACGCCGAGATGGACCGGCAGGACGACTACCTCTTGGAGCTGGCCCTGCTCGATGCCATCTCAGGCAAGAGCATCAAGCGGCTCATGGGCCGCGAGGACGTCACGCACGCGCGGACCATCATGCGCCCCGACTGGCGTACGTCGAGCATCGGCGGCCCCGTCACCATCTACTCGCCCACGGTTGGCGAGCGCGGCGAGCTGCGGTACACGTCGCGGACCGTGCGCCCCAACCTTGAGCCGTACAAGGTGCGCGACGGACTTTCAGTCCTGGAAGGACAGCCGCAGGAGGCGCTCGAGCGCTTCGTCCTACCAGTGGAGGAGCCTGCGGGCCTCCTAGGTCCGATGGCTTGGCTGGCCAGCGAATAGCCTAGCCTGATAGCCTCAGAGTTCAGCATTAGACCTAAGTCGAAAGGCTTAGGTCTTTTGCTGTTCTTTGTAGCCTTTAGTCTATGCGCCACGTGGGAGGGCGTGCTATTGTTCAGATATCAGCACGTAACGCAACACAGTAGCACCCTAGCACTAGCCGATGGCGTCTACCCTAGAAAGGGATGATGCCCCATGGCAGACAACGCTGCACCGAACACGAACGGAACCACGCCCGCCGAGAAGCACGCGCGCGGCCGTGAGCTTTTGGAGAACCGCACGAACACGACGCTCGACAAGCTGCGCACTATCGGCAACCTGAGCGCGAAGACGTACGGTCTCGTGGGTTCGGAGTACACGGCCGCTCTTGACGCGATTCGTGCCGAGTGTGACCGTATCGAGTCGATGTTCGTCAACGGCAAGCCGCTGGCCAATGGATTTAGCCTCTCGCCCGTGCGCGAGGTTCTGGAGCCTACGCCCTCGGTTTCCAGCAAGTAACAACCAACTAGCCATCGGCTAGTGGTAGGGTGTAGTTCAGCCATAGATGCACTTGGGAGCATGGCCGTGAAACGGCCTAGCGGTTCGATTCCGCACTATGGCGCCAAGAGGCCAACACGGCCTCGGGCAGGAAGCTGGGCGGCGATACGTAAGCATGTCGGTATGAGATACCGCAGTATCCCCGGCTTGCCTGCCACAACGTACCAGGACTAAGTCAGGAGGAATCATGGAACGCGGTTTCTGCGAGTGTGGACATCTGAATCAACGCCACAACGAAATAGGTTGTGAAGCGTTCCAATGCGGATGCCTCAAGGTTGGCCGTATCTTGTATCAGTGGCAGTATTCCAGTGAGGAGGTTACTTGTGGCTAGCATCACCGTGCCAGGACAACCGCCTGTCACGTATGAACCTACGCCTAGAGAGGTTACTACCCATGGCGAAGTTGCTGAGCCAGATGACACCCGAGGAGCGCAGTAAATACGGGTGGTGCATCATCGTAGGATGCACACATGCCAGCGCAGTAGGTTCATGCACGTGCCAGGATGATGACCACCGTATCGCAGTCGACGACCACGAGGAGGGTGAGTGGTAATGAAGGATATCGACAGAGCCGCAGAAATCTACACCTTGCAGCAAGAGGCATTGTTTGGCTGGACTACGGCTATCGAAGTCTACGCCAACCTCTCGCATCTTGCGATGGCTGGCCCATTAGTTGATATGTGGGACCGTGCCCTCGGCCATGCGTTCGACTTGGTACCGTGATGAGATGGTGGGAGTATTTACTCGCCGTCGCAATCGCGCTCATCGCTGTTGTTCTGATTGGAGTGTTGGCACTACATACCGGAGCCGTAGCGCATTGTGCTAACCACTGGCACACATACACACACTCTGGGAGCTACATCCGTATCAGTGATACGTTCTCAGGGTGTAAATAATGCCAGTCATCTGCGAGCACGATACAGTTTGGCTAGATTGTGAAGATTGCCTCACGACAGACCTTGACCTTGCTCAGGCTATCGAAGATTTTGGCCGTGAGCTTGTCCATATCAGGCAGGACTGGTTCGGAAGCAGGTACTAACCCAACTCGCCCGTAGGCGAGTGATACACGCTGCGCTCGGCTGGAGGACGGGCCAACGTGTATCACTGACCTACGGACGCACTTCGTGCTTTAGCACACGAAAGGAGGAAAATATGCCTGACTGGGAAACCTACAAAGACTACCTTGTCGCGCGCAAAGGCAAGGCATATCACGGCTATCTCGGTGAGATTGAGATTGTGAATGCAGACCTGGACATTGTTCGCCGCTCCAGGCGTAGCGATTGCTACTTGGGCGATAGCGATTTCAAGGACTGCGTCACATTTCATGCTAACGGAGATGTCACCTTTACCATGACTTCGTTTGACACGCGGCTGAAGTGGGTAATCAACCAGCATCGCCCGCGTGGAATTCCACAGCTTATCCGACGCTCCAAGAAAGATTTTTGGGAAATCGCGCTGTCCAAGCGTGAGGATAGGATGCAGCAATGTAGTAAATGTCACGGTGCGTGGAAGCCTGAGCGTGAGATATATCGCATGTTCTCAGGTGTCCAACCCACTAGCTGTGAATGCAGCACGTACCGTCCTGGCGCTTACCGTGAGTTGGCTCCCATTAGAGAGGGCTCGGGGGACAGAGAGTTGAAATCTCGTGAGGAAACCCTAGCGCAACACCCGGGGGACGAGTGGCAGGGATGGCGCCCTGCGGGGTACCTGATACCATCGCAGTACGCTACAGACGAAACGAACCAGAGCCACCTGGAGAGGAATGCCAGCCTCGTTGAGAAAGGGATGCCTGAAGGCTGGACGCCAGATAATCCTTACATGAACACCGGCATGGTCATGCGGAAGGGAGGTACTACTTACCTGCCGTTTCTTAGTGGCGAGCGTTGTATCCTGCAACCCGATGGCACGTATCTTATGCCCGGGATGCCAGAACCTGCTACGCCCGAACTAGTCAACGAGTTTGTTGACGAGAAGGGAGTGTTCACATTGCCATGAACGAATCATTCGAGGGGATGCCTACCGGCTGGTCCTTGGAAGGCGTCTCGTGGTGCTATCAGCGTGCACAGCGTTATGGCACTGATGCCTATATAAGCGGCTGTGGCAGATATGTCAATGGCATCGTTGCAAGGAACTTTGCCGATTGGACTCTTAAGAGTGTAATAGACTGGATGATAGAGCTAAAGCTTATGTATCCTCTCATGTCCCAGCCTACAGAAAGGAATGCCACATGAGCCGACCATGTCCCTTCGGGCCTAAAAAGCCCTACACTTGGTGGGCCAGACCGTTTCTCTGGTTGTACGTATGGCGTGACCGCAACGTCGCGGAAGCGCACGACACGATTCGTGAGTGGACGGACGCGAAGCGTCCTTTGTAGAAAGGAGAGCAGGTGCATAAATCCCTCTGGAAAAAAGTTCTTAAGGAAGCATCGGCTGCGCTAGCCGTTGCTCAATCTGAGGACGAGCAAGAACGTATCGTCCACAACATGGAGCAACTCACCTCTGACTGGGCACTAGAGTCGCCCGCTGAATTCGAGGGGATGACCGTCCAGGAGTACGTCGAATTGCTCCGACCGTTCATTGTTTTCTACAAGAAGAAGGGAGCGCTTCCTTGAACGAGACAAATACCCGTATGCGGCAAACGCTACGGGCAGCGTTGGTAGCTAACACGCCGACGATGCTCTGGGGACTGCCTGGCATCGGCAAGACGCAAACCATTGACCAGCTTGTCAAGTCAGTTGGTGGGCACCTGTACACCCTCGTCCTCGCCACTTCGGACCCGTCAGACATTGGCGGTATCCCTTGGGTGTCGAACGACGTTGTGAAGTATGCGCCGCACGAGTGGGCGCAGGAATGCAACGAGGCTGCCGAAGCTGGCAAGCTTGTCGTGGTGTTCCTAGATGAGATGAACACGGCACCGGTGTTGAACATCGCTGCTGCGCTCACGCTTATCCAGGACCGCAAGATGGGCGGATTCCAGCTTCACCCGGACATCCGCTTCGTAATGGCATCGAACCCTCCCGAGGCATCCGCAGGTGGCCGCGAGCTTCCCGCTCCTGCCGCCAACAGGATGCTGCATCTCCCCTGGGAGGCCGACGCTGCTGAATACGTGCAGGCATTGCTGCACGGTTGGCAGCCGATGGTGATGCCTGAAGTACGCCCCGACAATGTACAGAAGAACCTGGGCGACATCCAGATGGTTGTCGCAGGGTTCTTGAGTGCCAAGCCTCACATGCTTATGAACATGCCTGACAAGGAAACGCAGGCTGGTAAAGCGTGGCCGTCACCCCGTTCCTGGGATATGGCCATCCGAACCGCAGCGTTTGCTCGCAGTGCTGGCATGGGCTACGAGGTTGAGGGCGAGTGTTTCCTGGCTGCAATCGGTACCGGTGCTGGCAGTGAGTACCTCACGTTTGCGCGTGACCTCGACTTGCCAGACCCTAAGGACATCTTGGCAGACCCGATGCACGCCAATATGCCCGACAGAACAGACCAGCTGTTCACCGTACTCGCAACGCTCAGCAAGTATGTCGTTGACAACATGAATGACAAGACTTGGGAGCCCTACTGGAAGTACATGTTCCGCGCTGCCGATGAAGTCGGCGTGGACGTTGCTACTATCCATGCCGAGTACACCACCAAGATGGCAGTGGAGAAGCGCAAGCTTGAGAAGCTCCCGCGTCCCGACGCTAAGCTGCTCAAACCGTTCATTGACATCTATAAGGCCGCTGGATAGTGGCCGATAACACCCGTCCGGTCGTTCCTCAGGGGCCCGTAAGGGCCCCGTGGGCGGGTAGGATGCACGATGATGTCGGCAACCATACATCGTGTGTCCTACCGGCCTACCTGGCCCTTAGACAACCATTGAAGGGAGTGAGACAAGTGACTGAGACCATCCCGGCGCGTACCATTATCGCTGCGGCCAGGTACAACATGGCCCGCAGTGGACACGCGCCATACCTTAGTTCCATCGCCTGGAGCCTGAACTTCATTGAGAAGGAAGGTATAGGTACGATGGGTACGGATGAAAGGCTGAACGTTTACTACGACCCTGCCGCTGTTCAAGCATGGGGCGTCAAAGAAACTGAGGCCGTTATCATCCACGAGTGTCACCACGTCATCCGAAATCACCTGCAGCGCATGCCATCAGGTGCCGACGCAAGGGCGTGGAATGTTGCGGCCGACGCTGAAATCAACGACGACCTGCGCAAAGAAAAGATTGAATTAC